GTATCATACGGTGCAGCAACAGCAGCAATCACAGTAGTAATTCTTAGTCTTATTGTTATTATTTTTTGAAAGGTATATCATGAAGAAGTCTATTATCGCTATTGCAACTATCGCAGCATTGACCACTGTCGGTTGCGCTCGTGTGGAAACTGGTGAGGTTGGTGTTCGTGTTGGATTTGATAAACAAATTAAACAGGGAGAACTGTTGCCTGGGTCATTCAATCAAACTATCATTGGTGATGTTCTTACCTTCCCTGTTAAGGATGTCAATGTCGTATTGGAAAATATGACTCCCGTTGCAAAAGACAACAGCACAATGAAAGACTTTGATGCAGTGATTGTGTATAATATCAATGCACAACAAGTGTCGGAACTATACAGCACAAAGAATCGTTCGTTTCATGCTGCACAAGGTGGTGACATTTATCTGATGTATAACTACGTCGTGCAAAATGCTCGTAATGCAATTTACAAAGCAGCACGAAAATATGAAGCACTGGATATGGCAGACAATCGTGAAACAATGGAACAATCAATCCGTGAAGATATGGTGCGAAATCTTGCAGAGGAAAAACTTGATGGTTCAATCGTGATTACTCAAGTAATGATTCGTAATGTTATTCCAGCAGATTCAGTTGTTGCAAGTGCGAATGAACTGGTTCGTTCTAAAAACGAATTGAAACAAAAAGAAGTCGAAGTCAAGACTGCCAAGATGGAAGCAGAACGTATGGCAGCACTTGCTAATCAATCGTCACAAAGTATTGCCTACATGCAAGCACAAGCAATGATGAATATTTCTGAAGGTATCAAGAGTGGCAAAGTACAAACAATCATTGTTCCCTCTAACTTCACTGGATTGATGATGAAATGAAAAATGGATTTACACTTATTGAAATGATGATCGTACTTGCAATTCTTGGAATTCTTGCTGCTGTTATCATTCCAGCAATTAGTGGATCACCACAAAGAGATCATCAATGTAAAGCAGGGTACAAATTCACCCTTGGTGGGCAACAGATTATTGGTCAAAATGGTGGTGGTGTTCCCTGCGATGTTGTATCAGTTCCAAACGGTATTGGATTTCATTAAATGAACAGTCCTTATTATTATCCACAAAATACAAATAATTGGGAATCTCGTGAATACTGTGCTCATTGTGGAATTTTATGTAGAACGTATGGATATAATGGGCGATTTATTTGTGATACTTGCATTGCGAAAGGATTGAGATAATGAGCAATTACGTACCTGATGCTTGGGTGATTGTGAAATTAACTTCCAAAGGAGAAATACATCACAGAGTATTCGCAGGGTGGTATGGTGGATATCTTGGCAGTGATAGTTGGAAGATGAATTCTGGAATTACCAGAGTGGAAGATTGTGGCACATATTATCGGTTTCATGGTGAGTCTGGTAGTACATACGAATGTCATAAGGAAGCAGAACGCATGACTGGATATATGGCACAAATTTATACAAACTTTAAGTCACAAGAGACCGATGACTTGAAAATTGAAATGATTGATTATAAGGATATGATACTGTGTTAAATGAACCGTGGAAAAGTGGATCATTGTTTAATTATCTTGTTGCTGGTCCAGGTCTGTTTGATGGTGATGACAGAATCATAATGAGTTTTAGTATGGATGGATCAATGAATACATTTGCGGTTGATGTAAATATTGCCCGTAGATTTGCTGATGATATTCTTCGTGCTGCGAATCATATTGATCCTTTGTGTGATGAACCAGAGGAAGAAGATATTAATGTGTGTCCCAATTGCGGTGGTCCTGCTGATAATGGGTTTAGTCGGGAGATTCCCCCATCACCGTATCTTTGTACTAAATGCGAGGTGAAATATGAAAATCGAAATGTGTGATCGTGATGGAACTAAAGTAATTGTAGGATATGAATATATACCAAACGATGAACTTGGATATGATGAACCCTTGTTTTTCATTGAAACAAATTATGAAACAGTTACATTGGTAATGGGTAAATCTGATTTGACTCGTTTATCAAATGTTATTAACTTTTTGAGGGATGGAATATAATGACCCCCACTATCGTATTACAGACAAAATACGGATATCATTTTTATAATGCAACTCTTATGGAATTTAACGAACATAAAGACAGTGATCATCTAGCAGAATTCAAAAACATTGTCTTTAACGAAAGGCAACAAACAGAAAGAAAATTGTTGCAATTATTAGATGATTCTGATACGATTAGACTCCATAAAATGGACGACGAAGACCTAGATGGTTGGCAATTGTTCAAAGAACTTTCAGACAAATATTCGACACTAAATTACTTTTACTCTAGGAAATAAAATGCGTAAGCGACTTGTAACACTTGAAAAATACGAAAACATTGCTACTGGTGATATCTATTATGGATATCCGGTTAAGGAAGCAAGTACTAAATTGATTGATGGAATAACTTATATCGAGGTCACGAGCAGCATTACCAAACCAAAGATCAGTTTCATCAAACTAGATAACCTTCGTCGTATTGGTCAAACAACTTTTGAAAGGGACTAAAATGTTTTTAACAGAAGTCCTCTTCCATAAGAAGATTGAAGATATAGTATGGGAAAAATCAATCTCATATCTTGATGCCGTTGTATGGTATTGCAAAGAAAATGAAATCGATCCAGAGGATATTGCAAAACTCATAACCACCAATCTCAAAGGTAAGATTCAGAATGATGCTATGAATGAAGGACTATTAAAACGTGAAGCACAACTGCCAATATGAACAGACTTGATTTTCTTATCTGGTGTGCTCTTGTTCCAGTTATTATTTTTCTAACCATTTACCGCATATGGACTTAAATGAATGGATATGGGTTTTACAAAATATACAAACCACTCCATCTACACTTTACAACATCAGACTATGATGTGTTTAAGTATAATGGAAAAGTCAAATCACTAAATAATGAATCATACAACAAACGAAAAGATGCAAACTTATTTGAATCATGGTCTGCTCACTTTCACTCAGCAAAAAATATAGGACAATACTGCCTTGCAAACTTTATTTACAATGAACCAAATTGGGTGTATCAATCAAAGCAACAAGCAGACGAGACATTTTTAAAATGGAAATCTATCCGTGACTCTCAACTACACTTTTTAAAAAATGACCTCAATGTATTATCGAAAATTGTGGAAGCAAAGAAAGTCCAATCATTTTGGAACCTCTTTGAAAAAACTCCATCAGGAAATAAACCACCTCTTTTACAACTATTCATTGCAGGATCTTTTGGTAAAGAGTCTATTATTATCATTGATCATTGGTGTTATCCTTTTCTCACTAAATGGGAGCACCAATATGAAATAGACCCACTTATCTCAGATCAAATTTTCACACTAAAGAAATACGCACCATTCATAGTTAATACTATCGATAGTGCAAAAGTAAAAGAACTGTTTAGGGAGACCACTAAAGAAAATGAAACAACTTGATGAACTGACTGAATTTGTCAAACCAAAGAAAATCCGTAAGGATAAGAGGCATGGAGAGAAAGTATTTTTTGATGATGAACAAGACATGCACAAACGCGCAAAGCGTAAGGGACATAGTAAATTGAAACCTGTTGAAGTTAATCTTGATGATATTGATATCGATCATGAGTATGGAAATTTTGACGACTGGAAGAGGTATCTAAAATGATTAAATACAAAATTGAATTTTCGACGGGAGAAGTTAGACTAATATCATTCATTGACCAACAAGCGTTCAGCAAGTTTCTCGAAGATGAGGGCAAAAATATTATGTTCGCTGGACGTATCATTGACGAACAGTTTGACCCATCCATTCGTGGAACTGGATCATTTTTACAAGAGTAAGGAAACCCGAATGAGTGAGATATTTAAAATTCTGGAATCAAATGTTGATGTGAGCAAGATTCTCAAACAACTAAATGACAACCCCAATGATTGGACTGAAGTACGTAATATCAAAAACATCTACGGAAACTTTATGTCACAGTTTTTTCTACCATTAACTATTGGTGTTGTCAATGATAGGAATGTCAGTATATATGATGCTGAAGATCAAGAAAACACTCACCTATATCAAAAATATAATGAGATGACCTCTTGGTTGGTGAGCAGAGGATTTGCTAATCATTCAAGAGCAGCATTTTTTAAACTGCCAATTGGTGGGTCGATTGGACTGCATGATGAGCAGGGAAAGTATTATGCGTCTAGAGACAGATTCCATTTGTCTATACAAGGACGATACAGATACCTTGTTGGTGGTGAAGAATACATCATTGAACCTGGGACGTTTTTTTGGTTTGACAATAAATTAATGCATGCTGCATATAACATCGATACCGTTGAACGTATCAGTTTTGTTTGGGACGCACCATATGGAACTATAAAAATTTGATGATAAATTGCAGGTGCAGTAAAATGTTGTATAAATAACTGATGAGAGGTAAATTAATGATGAAATGTTAAACACGTATAAAATCGTATCTAATCGTATCTAATCGTATCTTAAATAAGGAGTAACACATATGGCAAGTAAAGCATTTGAAAATTTGTTAGCTGCGGCTAATAAGGCAAGATCTGGTGGTTCCACATATTCTGACGACAAAGAAAATCAGTGGATGGCAGAACAGGACAAAGCAGGAAATGGATTTGCAATTATTCGTTTCTTACCTGGGAAAACTGAAGACGATATTCCATTTGTAAAAATCTACAATCATGGATTTCAAAATGAGAGTGGTAAGTGGTTTGTTGAAAATTGTCCAACAACTCTAGAAAAGAATTGTCCTGTTTGTGAAGCAAACGGTGTCCTTTGGAATAGTGGTATTGAAGCAAACAAGGATATCGTGCGTAAGCGTAAGCGCAAATTGAAGTATGCATCTAACGTACTTGTTGTTCAAGATAGCAAGAATCCAGAAAATGAAGGCAAGGTATTTATCTTCAAGTATGGACAAAAAATCTTTGACAAGATCGTGTATGCAATGCAACCAGCAGTTGATGACAAAGGCAATCCTATCGATCCTGATGAAGTGCCAATCAATCCTTTTGATCCTGTTGAAGGGGCGAATTTTAAACTCAAGATTCGCAAGGTTGATGGATTTGCAAACTTTGATAAGTCAGAATTTGAAGACACATCTGAAATTAAGAATTTTGATGAAATCATTACACAGATTCATTCATTGGAAGATATTGTTGCACCTAGCAAGTTCAAGGACTTCGATGCATTGAAGGAAAAACTTGACAAAGTTTTAGGTGGAACACCAACCGTTAAGGAAAAGAATGACGATGAGAAGTTTGTCGAAAAAGCAAAGAATGTGACTAAAACCACCGTCGTTGATGACGATGAAGATGACGAATCAACTATGGAAATGTTTAGGTCGTTAGCAGAAGACTAAACAAAACGGGGCGCAAGCCCCGTTTTTTATTGCTTGACTGGTTGTGGCGATAGTGGTAATGGTGTCAATGGCATTGGCACTTTTCCAGTTGGTGTGTGCATATATCCGAATGGTGGAATTTTATCTGGTGGGTTTGTCATAATGTCTCCTTAATATGCGGGTCTAGTATTTCTCATCCATGAACTATCTTGATTCACAGGTTGAGTTCTCATAGACAATGCCGTGGTATTATTATTAATGGTGTTTGTGCTCTTGTTAATTGTCATGCCTTTTTCTTCTTTACTAGGTTCTTTTGCTTTATCTACTAACGCTTGTTTGATTGCCTCATTATTTTCCAATACTTCTGGAACCTCATTTAGTTTTGTTGCTGCTGGCGATATTTTCCCCTTTGCAGTTCTTTGCAATTCTTCTGGATCAGTATTTGCCTCAACAGTGGCAAGATCTGCTTGAGTTTGATCTGCAACAATTGCCTTAGATTTGATCAATTCCGGTGGAACCTTAACCTCAAACTTTTTCCATATATCATCTGCTTGCTCTTGAGTGAAGAATTTTCTTGCTTCAATCTTGTCATCAACAATACCCCTTTGAACTCTTTTTTCGTTTGCTTTCTTCCAATTAAATATATCTTTCGTCTCTGCTAATCCAGCATCACTAGATTCTTTAATGGCAGTAGTATTGAGTTCTGCTGCTATATCTTTTTGCTTTCTTGCTTCCTGTTTAACTTCGTTTGCTTTCTTCCAGTCGTCTAGTGCCTTTGCTGCAAAATATGTTGCAACTGCAACTGCAATATGTGGTCCGAATGCAAGCAACCCTTTAAGAAGTAATGGCCCAACAGTCTCCGCTAACATTGGTCCTAATTTTGTGAGCAATCCACCAAATAAAGAATTGAATGTGTTCTTTAACTTATCGAACAGTGATCCTTTATCTTCCTTTTTTTTCTTCTTTTCATCTGTATTGTCAGCAATTTTTTCTAACAACTCAGTGTTTTTATCTTTAGCATTTTCTGCTTCATACTTGTCTTCTGAGGATTGTCTCTTGAACGGATTTAATGACATTATACTTCTTGCAACAGATGATAAAGCAGAACCAAACCCTTTTGATTTACCAACCTGTGTTGTTGCTGCTGGTGTTGGTGTTACTGATTCTGGTGCGCCAAATGGTGTATGCAATCCAGTTGGTGTTGTCACTGGTGTAGGATGCCATGACGGTATTGGAGTTGCTGGTGTTGGTGCTGCTTTTGATCCAAGCAAACCCCTACCTAGTCTGCCAACACCCTTTGCAAGACTACCAATTCCTCTACTTGCCCATCCCATTAGTCTGCCAGTTCCTCTTACAGCAGAACCACCAATTTCTAATCCAGCACCACCGACAGTCTTTATGACATCGTATGAATTGAGCATAAACCTTCCTGCATCAGTTGCACCAACAGTACCTCTAACACCCGCTTTAAGTGCTCTACCTACTATCGCAGTATTAGAACCAATTTTCATTCCTGCTGATTTGCCACTGCCACTTCCACCACCTACTCTGGTGTTCTCTTCAATCTTTTTTAGTAAATTGATGACCTCTTTGTTTATTATTTTCCCACCACTAGATTTCGGATCAATACCCTTTTCCAACATCTTCTGATGTATTTCTTCTTCACGCTCATTGCGTTTTTCACTTGATCTTTCTGCTTCAATGGCATCAATAAATGTGCCAAGGACTGGACTCATGCGTAATGCTGCCTTACCCCATCTTTTCATCTTTTGAACATACGAGGTTTTCTTTTTTGCTTTGCCAGCAGTTGGCGACAATGGCAGACCACTAGGGGTTGTGGGTGGTGTTGGAGAAGGTGCGCCACCAAATGGTGTGTGTAATCCTGTTGGTGTCGGTGTGCCAGTTGGTGCAGTTGGTGCAGTTGGTGCAGTTGGTGACGGAGTAGGTGTAGGTGGTGGAACTGGTTCTGTTTCTGGTTTTGGTGTAGGGAATGCAGATGTTTCTGGTATTAATATTTTATCTTCTAAATCTTTGGCGATTTTGGCAACGTCTATATCTGGTTGTTTTTTAAAATTTTTATTGACATACTTAGTCAATGCACTAACCAAAATTCTTTTTTGTGCTCCTTTGTTAGTGTATTGGTCATTAATCTTATCCATAAGGGCAACACCAGCATCATAGTTAGCATTAGCAACCTCTTTAACATTAAGACGTTTCTTCATGCCCTCATACCATGCGTGTTCTTTTATATTAATATATTTCTGAATCTCATTGTACCCACGTTTATGTTTTTTCTTGATCTCATTTAAAGTGTCGTTAAGATCTGCCACATCTTGGGTTATTTTGCTTACATTTTTCATCTTACATTACCTTTTTAGATTTCTTTTCATTTTCCTCTTGGACATGTTTTATCAATAACGTCAAGTAAATCTCCCTCTCCCATGGCAACATTTCTTCTAATTCAGTCAAACTGTACTTATGAAACTGCATTAGACTGAAGTTGATTCTGAAGTAATCATATAGACTTTCATGCGAGAGGATTAATCGAAAAAATCCGATATGCCCTCAATATGAATGTTGTTTACATGCCCACATGCCTTACATTTCACAGTGTCATCAAATGTCACTTGTGGTGTCGTTTCTAAGAACTTATCCAATTTGTCAAGTTGTTTTTGTGTCAAGTTTTCAATGAACTCGACAACCTCTTCAAATGGCAATTCGTCTGTATCGAACAACTTACCATCATACTCAATGAATTCCACACATTTTGCCATGACCTCAATAGTCTTCTGAAGGTCGTCTAGTTCTGTCAAGTTTAATGACATTTCCAGTGTTGGATATCGCATAGTGACAACCAGATTATCTGCTAATCTGATCACTTTCTCTGCATCCACTTTCTTGACTTGTACATTATCAAGATTGCACATCACATTGATTTTTTTCTCACATTTTGAACAGGTGACTTCTAGTTCCAATCCTTCACCAAGACTCTTGTTGCGAATCATGATAAACAAATATTCAATATCCACAGATGGTAATTTATCGACCTGTAGTGATTCAAATGTACAAGAGTGAATCAGATCTTTTAGTGTATTGATAACATGATTCTCATTGGTGTCTTGCAATGCTAACAACAACACCTTTTCCTCTTTAACCACAAACGGACGATACTTGATCTTTTTACCTGACGAGGGTAAGGTTAATTCATACGTCGGTATTGACGAAAATCTCATTCATAATCTCCTAATTAATAACCACCATTAGCAATTCCCACAAAGGATCTTGCCTGATTCATTACACTTGAATATCCACCCATTACAGGAGATATCGTATCCATAATCTGATTTCTTATTCCGGTTGTTGCTCTATTTATTTGATCAAAAGAACTGCCATAAAAATCTGGTGAAAGGAAGTCTTTATTAGGCATACCAAATGGATTGTTCTCTGTAGGTGCAGCAATGGGTGATATATCATTTTTACCATTTTGTACAACGGCAGGATTCACTTGAGTAGTTGTATAAATGATCTTGGTATATACCATAGTCACTGTCATTGTTTGAAACACATCCTGAGACCTATGACTCAACTGGATTGGATCAATCATCTTTGGATATGCATTCTGCAACTTAATAGTATGTACAACCTCTGCATTCGCAGAATCCAATTGGTATATCTCTATATCAGAACAATACTCATTAGAAAAACCAACATCATTTGTACCAGCATCATCAATAACCATATTCATCCATGAGTCAAAGAAGTCCTTAACCTTCATTGCGGTATCTACTAAAAATGTAAATGACACAGGATCATAGGTCTTCATGTATGGATATTCAATAGGTGGTCCATAGGTTCTTAATGTCGCAGTTGATATGTTGTTAGATGGGAACGAAGTTGATTCGCAAAACAATGACACATCACGAGAAAATTCTTGACGTGTAGGTTGTGTGATATACACCTTGAACCAGTTTGGTTTTGCCAATCCACTTTTACCAATAGCAGATACCAATTCGCCTATACCCATGACATCTTTTGAACTAGAGTATCCAGATGATGACACAGCACTGCCACCAAACATCGATTCCAATGGGTTTCCACCACCACTTAGCGAGGATAACGGACTATTCTGTTGCATATATTGAATAGCAGACAAGTCTTGTTGTGACGAAAATAATCGTTCTGCTTGTTGAGTAACATTAGTCACTGCATTAAACGCATTCGTCGCATAATTCACATTGGCAGCAATGTTGCCCAATTTGTTTTGGAATGCACCTGCTACATCTATATTTAACATTTTAGTATCCTATACTTACTTTAGAGTCTTGCCAAACCTTGGTGTTCTTAGCACCAATAAACTTGTCTGTTGGTAATTGTGACATCACAATCCAATCATCATCAGGAATCTTCAAAAACTTTGATCTACAATGGTCAAACAAATAACGCTTGACACATGGAGCAACTTGTGGAAATCGTGCTGCATTCTTTAGAAATCTCCAACTGAGCAATAGTCTCTGTTCATTATTGGTAGTCTTATATGCAAACATGTTCAATTTATGTAATAGTATTAATCTTGCCTGTGGGTGAAGATAGTGTAAATTTAATCCAATAAACCCTTTGTCATCTTTATTAAATGGTATAACCAATGGAAATTTATCCCAATATGGTAATTCGTCTTTATATTTAGGATCATACATGTACAAATATGTGAATCCTGGCAGTATTTTTGTAAATGTTGCTCTATTAGTATATGTTCTGGTATTGATTGTTCCCAATTGTTGTATTTTGGAACGAAACCATTGATATGACTTGGCAGGGGAATACTTTGGATCAGATTTGATCAGTGCGGTTAATTCACGAATGCTTTGAAGACTTTTCATTTTATTCCTAGTTCCGTTTCCGTCCATATTAAAAAGTCGAAATCATGTGTTGCTGCCCATGCTCGTGCGGCATTCCATTTCGCCTCATTGACCAGATAGGTCACTGACTCTGTTATATATCGTTTGCTTTTTCTCGATTTCATCTCTGGTGGTCTAGTTTGTGCCTTGGGTTTAATTTCAACAATTGCTTTCTTTATCGTGCCAGTCTTGGTTCTATACATTATGGTCAAATCCACAAAATATCTATGGGTCTTATTATCTATGGGACTTACATATGGAATAATATTTTCTTCAGAATTCCATTTCAATATTGCTGGTGTCTTGTCTAAAAGCAAGAATGCCTTTTTCTCCCATGACGACCTCACTATTATGTTATTTGCGTCACCAATATATTTTTCTGGATTGGTAGGTTTCCAACGGTACGGAGTGGGAAATTTTTTCATATGTGCAACATATTAGTAAGTATTTGTGGCATTATGAACGAATTAACACTCTCTATTGAGTATAATGAATAATTTAATAAATTATAAGTCATTACCGATTCTCCTTCAATTATAGTTAACAATTTTCTTTCCCTTCTAATAGTTTTCATACGACAAGACGCGGAACAAAATCTACGCACCTGCTTGCCTGCCCTTACAAAACTGGCATTACATTCTTCACACACAAAATTAAAAGTTTTCCTTGACATGATGTACCATAAATATTTGATATCATATATTTATCGGATAGAATAATGGCAAACATAAAAGACCCAGTAGAATTACGCAGGGCAGGCAGTTCAGAAACAGGTGATTTTAATATCAGTGAATTAATGTATCCTGAAGACCTCTATACAGATCAGAAAAAACACATGGTGGTATTCTTCATCAATGTGCCTGGACATTCAAAAATTGGTAGCAAACTATCTAGTGCAAATGAATCTACGTTGAAACCATATGTTGGAAAGAGTGGGTCATCTCAAACAAAAGATTTTTTGGGTGTTGGAACAGTCGATATTGGTGGATTAGAAATATCCGTAGCACCTGGATATAAACAGTTGAAATCTGCCATTGCTATGTACATGCCCCCAAGTTGGCAAGAGCAATATAACGCAAACTATGAAAAGGCAAACAGTCGATATATTCTAAACTTGATGTTGGAGGCAAATGCCGCAGCAAATGGTCAAGGAACAAGTCGTTTAGCAGAGGCAGGGAAATCCTTGGGCAAGAGTTTATTACAAGGCACAGTGGGCAAAATATTCAGTGCTGTAGCAGGTGGTGAGGCACTAGGAAATAAAATTATGGGTAAGATGACCAACCCCAATGCAGAACAAATATTTAATGGTATGGAGTATCGAGCATTTGAATTCTCTTGGTTAATGGCCCCTAGATCAAGAAAAGAAGCAGACAACATTCTACAGATCATCAACACATTTAAATACCACATGCATCCTGAACTATCTCCAGGTGACAATAATCTCATATTCCCTGCAGAGTTCGAAATCGAATTCTATTCTGGTGGAAATGTCAACCAATTTGTGGGTAGTTTATCCACATGTGCATTATCTAGCATGATTGTCAATTACACACCAGACAATGCATGGTCGGCATTTAAAGGCACAGATGGTTATCCAACGGCAATCACTTTAACCTTGCAATTCGTTGAACTAGAACCATTGACAAAAGATCGATTTGATGAATGGGGTGAAGGTGCAAATGCTGCAGGACGTGGTGTCGGTGGTTCTGGTGGGTCTTCTGGTGGAACATCTAGTAGTCCAATTGGAAATACCACAGATAGATCATATGATCAAGCAGAGTCGAATAGACTAGGCAATTATCCTGCACCTTCTACAGGACTAATGGGAAGTGCTGCTGGCTTAATAAACCCAAGAGATAGAAACTAATGATAAAAAATCTACCAAAAATTTACTACGATTTCGCCATTGAAGACGAATCGAAAAAACCGATAATCATACCAGATACATTAGTGCGTATCAAGCATCTAATAACAGAATTAGAAAATAATAACCTATTCTTTTACTACACTATTCTGGATGGTGAAACCCCTGAAATAGTGTCTCACAAGTTTTACGAGACAATGGACTATCATTGGACAATTTTATATGTTAATGATCGATTCGACTATATCACTGACTTTCCTATGAGTGACAACGATTTGCTCAATTTTGTCAAGAGAAAATATGGTGAGGATCAAGTGGATGCCATTCATCACTATGAAAATGCTCATGGCAATATAACAGATGAATATTATTATGATTACAAGAACCGTTATGGAAATCAACCGTCAGTACCAGCACCTAGTTCAACCATGACGTGGAATAGTGATTTATATAAAGTTGCTGCAAGTCCAATTACTAATTTCGAATATGAAATTATAAAAAATGAAAAGAATAGAATAATAAAAGTAATTAAACCATCATATATAAGTGAATTTGTCAAGAAATATACTAAATTAATGAAAGACTCGACTAAATGAATGAAAATGAATTGGCAATGGGTGGTGATGTAGAGATATCAAAAATAAAACTCTACAATTACAAAGGTCTCTACACTGATATTCAATACATGTTCACGGAAATAGAGTTATATGAAAACATATACGAACACTCTCTTTCTGGAACAATCACCATGGTGGATACACACAATCTGATAAAAGCATTCCCTATCATTGGTGAAGAAAACCTTGAATTGGTATTTAAAACTCCAGGTTTTAGTGATGAACACGAAATTTCACACACATTCAAAATATGGAAACTCGACAATATATTTACACCAACACCACACAAGCAGATATATACATTACATTTCACCACGCCAGAAGCATATACAGATAAAAATATAAAACTGTTCAAAGCATATAACGGAACACCATCTAGCATTATATCACAGATACTTAACTCTGATATAGGCACAAAGAAGAAAAGTACTATCGGATCATGCAACAACAATATCAAATTTGTTGCCCCTAGTATGAGTCCATTTAGATCAATAAGTTATCTGACATCCAGAGCACAGACCGTTGATGGGTTCAAGGCATCAGACTTTTTGTTTTATGAGAATAATAAAGAATATAGACTAGATTCTGTCAATGATATATTCGATAAAGCAGGTGATCCATCTGTTGAATTTATTTACAATAATGATCCTGCACGAGATGGAATCATTAATACCTCAGTCAGAAGTGTTGAATCTGAATTGTCTAAAGTATATGAATATAATATTGATTTTAAATTCGATATTATTGATAGATATAATAACGGATTCTATTCCCATTTTGTATGGGAACACAATTTATTGATCAAGAAATTAACAAAACGTGGGTATCATTATAACCAAGATTTTAGCAAAACAAAGCATCTAGAAGACTCTCCTATTTCATCTGATAATCATTCAATTGGAAAGAATACCGTTCTTTCCACTGTAACCACTTATCCACAAATTCATGATGGCATCATGGAGGATAACTTTGGCAAGATTATCACCAATAAGATTCCTTTATTGGAACAACTCAGGGCAGTGCAAATTGATATCAAAGTTCATGGTCGAACTGATCTGGCAGTAGGTAAGGTTATCAAACTGAAATTCACTGGTATGGAAGTACAGATGAAGGATGATACCGATAAGGTTGATGATAAGTATGATGGTAAGTATTTAATTGTGGCAATGGCACACAGAATAACTGCCCATAATAAACACGCAATAACCATGCGTCTTGCTCGTGAAAGTGTTAAGGATGGATATAAATGACAAATAAGATTGGGAACAAAATTGTATGGTTTGGTGTCGTGGAAGATCGTATGGACCCACTATTTTTGGGCCGTTGTCGAGTACGTATTGTAGGTATTCACACTGATAACTTAATTGAATTGCCTACATCAGATTTACCTTGGGCATGGCCATTACAAACAATTGGAAGTGCTGCTATATCTGGTGTCGGTAATGCTCCTGTTGGACCAGTTGAAGGAACATGGATTGCTTGTACATTCTTGGACGATTGGCAACAGCAACCATTTATGTTAGGTGCTATAGGTGGCATTCCAGTACCACTAGATGACAAGGCAGAAGACATTGAGGGATTTTTAATTAATGATGTGCAAGGGAATGCCACATCAAAATCTAATCCTCCACCAGCACCTTCTAATGCAGTTAAAGACAGTTCTGGCGAACCAATCAAAACTGGATCTGGTGGATATGTAACCACTGATCCTGCTATATCCACACCTAACACAATTGGTAATTTAACACCAGAACAATATTCAAATCTGAAGGACAAAATTGGTAAAGTAGAATCTGGTGGAAAATACGACATTGTAGAAGCAAAGAATGGTAACTATCTAGGCAAGTATCAGATGGGTGCAGAGGCATTGGAGAGTGCTGGATATATAAAACCTGGTGCATCAAAACGCTATGGCACAAAGGCAGTGCAAGACCCTAGCAATTGGACTGGTAAAGATGGTGTCACATCGAAGGATTCATATTTAAAAAATCCAACGGCACAAGAAAGTGCCATGGATTCGAATCTTAAAACAAACTTTAAGGCAACAGGACTAAGCAATTCTATACCTGCAGATAAACAAGCAGGTGTTCTCATGGCATCACATTTGGTGGGTGCAGGTGGTGCGAAGAAATTATTAAATGGTGATAACCCTAAAGATGCCAATGGCACAACAGCAGCAAGCTATTTCCAGAAGGGTGCATCTGTTGTCACAGGCAAATCATCTAATGAAGTGCCAAAGGCAGCAAATTTAGCCAAACCTGCAATTGACACTAACGTGGAAAACACTTCACTTAGTGATAAGGGTAAATTTGATCCAGACAATATGCCAGAGGTCATAAAGAAATTAAAGACTAAGGCATCTGAGAAAATTGGTTTCACTGATCCAAACGAAAAATATCCTAAAGAGGAATGGTTGAAAGAACCAGACACACATCGTTTGGCACGTCATCAATCTATTGATAAGACCATTGTTCCTACCAAGGAAGAAGAACGTGATAAAGAAATACCAATTGCCAATGCTGAAGATACATGGGATCAATCGTTAATTCCATACAATGCAAAATACCCATTCAATCATATCTTCGAATCGGAATCAGGTCATACCATTGAGATTGATGATACTGAAGGAATGGAAAGAATACACATCTATCACAAGACAGGAACATTCATTGAGATTGACTCAGAGGGAACATTGACCAGACGAGTTAAAGGCAATGAAGTCACTATCTCAGAAAACGACAACAAGACGCATATTATGGGTACTGGTATTCTCACAGTCGATGGAGATTTTGCTGTAGAGATTCACAAGTCATTACAAATATTTGTTTCAGGTGATGCACAAATAAAGGTTGAAGGCAATGTCATTCAAGAGATTGACGGCAACTATGATAGTCACGTAAAAGGCAATATGACAGTACAGTGTGACGGTGACTATAATCTGAAAGTTAGTGGTAATTCAATTGAGGAAACTGAAGGTGACTTTGATCAGAAAGTTGGAGGTGACACATCAGAAGAAGCAGGTGGAAACTACACTATTCAGGCAGGACCATTGTATGCAGTTGATGCAGGACAAGTACATAATAACTCTGGCAAGGCAACTGGTGCGTCTGGTGCTGAAGATGCAGCACCTATTGAAGTGTTCGAACCAGACCTTAAAGTTCTCGATCCTACAACAAGACAATCTGCAAGTGATTTTGAAATGGAAGATGCTGCTGAAGAGGATAAAGTCAAATATATTGAGGAAAAGAAATTGAGTGGCAATTCGCCTAAAGAAGCACCTATGCCAGAAAATGAGAAGAAAAAAGACACAGCACCAGCACCAAATATTGATCAGTACAAGAGCAATCCAAACAGTGAAACATTGAAACCACCATTCACCAAAGATACTCAACTGTCAACCAATTTTAAATTAGGTGATCTATGTCCAAAAGGATTACCACCAGAAGGTGGGCAAGCGGGACTAACACAAGCACAAATTGTTCAGAATTTGAAAGATACAAGTATCAACGTGTTAGAACCAATGAAGGAAAAATATCCAGACCTTAAGGTTAATAGTGGTTTCCGTGAAGGTGCTGGCACATCACAACATCATAAAGGGCAAGCAGTTGATCTATCCTATGGTGCAGCAAATGCATCTACTAATAAGAAATCAATGATGCAAGATTTTGCTTCTGATATTAAGAATAGCACTGCACATGATCAGATCATTCTTGAGACTGCAGGTGGTAATTCAGCATGGGTTCATGTATCGAATAACCCACAAGGAAATAGACCCAATTCTGATCCTACTAAACACATGACTATGGATACATCTACTGGCAAGAAAACTAGTGGATTAGGATTTGCATGACATATACAGTAACACCAATTGCGGTTCAAATAGTAGAAGGAACTCCCACATTTAACGAAACATTAACAGTTACGTGTGATGGGGAAAATACTGGCACTGCAACGGTAATTGAAGTTACAACAGATGCAACCAGCATAGACTTGAAATACACAAAGAAAGATAACACTGCAACGGTTACTGGATCGGTAATTAAGAAATCTCTCGCAGAATTTTCAAGAACCTATTCATACGTCACAGACGATAATCAACGTGGTGTAGTTACATCGATATCACAAGTTCCATCGAATGCATCCATTTACAGATATACCGCACCAAACCCAATGGGGAATGTAGTTCCAGCAAATATAAAAATTGAATGCACGTCTGGAACTGGTGGTACAAGTACATCAGCATGGGCATGTGGAGTAGACACATATGGGGCATTGGGATTTAATGGGGAATCTAAAACAACACTAACCTCCCTTGGGGCATATTCAAAAATAAATCAAGGGTACGGGCTAACTGCACTAATAAAACCAAATGGCACATTATGGACATGTGGATATAATTATTTCGGTGGATTAGGACTAGGTGACAATATTAATAGATCATCACCAACACAAGTTGGAAACTACATGGAAAGAGGTAAGTTGTGCATACAACAGATTATTTGCAATCAAGACAGATGGATCATTGTGGGGTTGTGGTGACAATTTAAATCAAATATTAGGTTTCGGTGACGATATTCATAGATCAATACCTACACAAGTTGGAACATTGCGTACTTGGAAAACAGTAAATTGTCAAACATCAAAGACATTAGCAACAGATACATTAAATCGTGCTTGGTTGTGGGGATATGATGGATATGGAGAATTTGGATTAGGCGAATCTGGCAAGGTATTTTCAACACCAACCTTATTAGATGAATATTCAATTGCCTTTACACCACTACTTACTGTGTATGGATGGAATAGTTCTGGCAAATTTGGAGACCCACAAACCTTTTTTTTATTACCAAAAACACTGGATTATGCCGATTCTGATTGGATTAACTCTTATATAAAAAACACCATGTATCATATGGCAATAGTTAAAGGAAATGGTACATTATGGGCAACTGGAAATATACTATATGATCAATATTTGTATACTACAGCATCATCACCTGTACAAATTGGATCACTTTCTGATTGGAGTAAAGTTTCAGTTGGTGAAGCGTACACAATGGCATTAAAAATGGACGGTACGCTATGGACGTGGGGAAATGCTGCCGAAGGAAGATTGGGGGTTGGTGATGACTCACCTAGATACTCTCCGACACAAGTTGGAGTGTCTAGTGATTGGGATAGTGTTAGTTGCGGGTTGTGGCACACCGCAGCAATTACTATTAACGGTGTAATGTGGGCATGGGGAACACAGGCATCTTATGCACTAGGAAATGGTAATAGTTATGGATATCAACCATCTCCAATAGAAATTACACAGGAATATGATAGTTCATTAGCAGTAGTACCGACAACAAACAATTGGAATCAGGTTAGTTGTGGCTCAAATTATACTTTAGCGATAAAAACTACTGGCACGTTATGGGGTTGTGGATATAATAATAGTGGGCAATTGGGGCTTAGTAGTTATAATAATTCTCCATACTTTAGACAAGTTGGAACTTTATCTAATTGGTCTAAAGTTGATACTGCCAATAATTCAAGATTTAGCACTTTAGCAGTCAAAACAAATGGTACATTGTGGGCATGGGGAAGAAATGATTATGGACAACTAGGATTGGGAGATACATTACCAAGAATTTCTCCAGTGCAGGTTGGAACTAATACCAATTGGAGTGATGTGTCTTTTGTAGAGTATTATACTTTAGCATTAAACAATCAGGGTGGATTGTTTCAATGTGGATATTGGAATAATAACTATGTTGTTACATTAACAGAAGTCGAACCAAACTCAACATGGTCAAATTTTTATGTTAAAAACACCCCAATAAAAACTCATATAACAGATATCTATTGGAAAGACACTGATATATCATTGGAGAATTTCATTGGTATTAAAGAAGATGGCACACTATGGGCATGCGGGTATTATGCTGTAGAATTGATGGGATTTCCTGGTGAATACGGTGCGCCAACATCAACATCGTCATTAGTTCAAATTGGAATGGATACAGATTGGAAAACATGTTCTGTAAATTTTGGTACTGCAGCAGTAATTAAAACTGATGGCACATTATGGACATGTGGATATAATTATTTCGGTGGATTAGGACTAGGTGACAATATTAATAGATCATCACCAACACAAGTTGGAAACTATCTACATGGAAAGAGGTAAGTTGTGGGTATAAAAGTTTTATTGCACTAAAGACAGATGGCACAATATGGACATGTGGGTATAACAATTATAATTTAGGATTTGACGACGCACTTCATAGATCGTCACCATGTCAAGTCGGAACATTATCCACATGGTCTGATATAACTATAACTGAAAATGCAATTGGTGCAATTCAAGGTATAGCAGGAACTGGTACAACTAACATAGTAAATATACCGTTCAACTTTAATATTCAATCAGATTGGAATAAGGCTAATTCTGAATTGATTACTGCCGTTAAAGGGAGAACTGTGTAATGCCAGCAATTACTAGATTAGGTGTTGATCCTAGTGCAGGACATTGTTTTCCTCCGAGACCAACTGATACTGCAGGACAAGGAAGTGTTTATTGTAATAACATATTGGCAACAGTTATTGGCGCACATTACCCAACACATTGTTGTCCACCACCATGTCATGATGGAGTAGCATCACAAGGTTCGCCTAATGTATTCTATGAAAATATACCAGTTCATAGAATTGGTGATGCCATTAGTTGTGGTGATATATCAGCATCTGGATCACCTGATGTATTCGCTAATGGGTAACATAAATATATCATTAAGTAACAATTGATTAATTAATGTATCACATGCAAGAGGGGACATGGAATTCTCTCACATTTCTACAATTATGTCAAGTTTATTTGGAAAAATATGCAACAAAATTACCTTTACTCAGACTTTGGTCTTCTCTTTAAGAAACATCCTACAACACAGGATATGATTCTTAAGTATGACGTGGATTCGGTCAAACAAGCATTGCAAATATTGTTCTTAACCAACAATTATGAGAAACGGTTTGACCCAAAATTTGGGGTTGGTATTTACCATATGTTGTTTGACAACATTACTCCATTGACAAAGATTACCCTACTCAAAAAGATACAAAATCAGTTAGCCTACTACGAACCTCGTGTTGTTATTGATGATCTGCAGATCAACGTAGATAAAGGTGACAATAATGAAATTACCGTGGATTTCTATTTCCATGTGGTAGGTCAGCTAAAAACAGAACTTTTAACCCTTAATTTTGCGAGAATTAGATGAGCACATTAAACAGTAAAATCCGTGTATCAGAACTTGATTTTGAGTCTATCAAGACCAATTTTAAATCGTTCATGTCTGCACAGTCAGAATTTGCCGACTATGATTTCGAGGCATCTGGAATGTCTATTCTTATGGACTTGCTTGCATATAACACATACTACAATTCTGTTCTGGCAAACTACACTGCAAATGAAACCTTTATTGACAGTGCGGTGAAGAGAGATTCTGTCGTGTCACATGCCAAAGCATTAGGATATACCCCAAAGGCAGTTAAATCGTCTCGTGCTAAATTAAAAATGACTCTAAGGAATGTGATGGGAGAACCGTCACAATTAGTCATGCCAGCAGGTACGCCATTTGAAGCAACCATCAAAGAAGATGTGTATCAATTCGTTACTATCGATACCACTGTAGCACCTGTCAGTGACAACGAATTTACCTTTGACAGTTTCTATGTTTATCAAGGAATATTTCAGCAAAATACCTTTTATGCCAATGGAGACGTAGTAGAAAAGTTTACTCTACCAAATCCAAATGTGGATGTAACCAGCATACGTGTGTATGTGAGAAAGTCAGAGAGTGACTTGGATATGGTAGCGTATGGTCATGTTGATACTATTATTGATCTAAACCCAGAATCCATTGTGTTCTTTACACAAGAAGGCATTTCAAACTTGACAGAAATATACTTTGGTGATGGTATTCTAGGAAAGCAACTTGCTGCCGGTAACGTCGTTCATGTTACCTATATCACCTCTGCAGGACAGGTTACAAACGGGTGTAAGGTATTTAAATTGACTGGTGCAGTTGAGGGGAATACCAACGCGACAGTGACTACATTAGAGATTGCATCTGGTGGTTCTGATGCCGAAGAAATCGAATCGATTCGATTCAACGCAATGACATATTTTGGTGTTCAGAATCGTGCGGTTACAGCAGAAGATTCTCGTGCATTAGTTATGCAGAAATTCTCAAACATCAAAGATATTATTGTGTGGGGTGGAGAGAAACAAACCCCTCCTGAATATGGCAAGATCTTCATATGTGTCCAACCAAAGAACACAGATTTCTTGACAACATCTGAAAAAGAAGAGATTACCACTATTGTTAAACAACGTGCAGTAGCTAACATTTCACCTAAGTTTGTTGATCCAGAATTCATCGACATAGAATTATATGCAGATGTATATTATGATAGATTCAGAAATGATAAATCGACTGTAGATCTAAAGAATATAGTGGTGTCAGATATAAACGACTATGCAAACAAATTCTTAAATAGATTTGACAGCATTTTAAGGTATTCTTTAGTTAGTAAGATTATAGATTCGTCTGATTATTCTATTTTAAGCAACTTACTAAAAATAAAGGTTTATAAATCATTTTTACCTGTATTATTTTATCAGAATATAATCAGTTTTAAATTCTACAATAATATTACTAGTATCGGTTCAACTGGTTTTTATGTTGAGGGTTTAGCAGAAAAAGTGTATGTAAGAAATAATGGATCTATTGCTCAATTATATTACTACACTGCAACAAAAGAATTAAAGATATATAAGGATGTTGGTACTGTAGATTTAACAAACGGAACTATTAATCTAGATCCATTGTTAATAACAAAATTTGATGGTTCTGAGATAAGGTTATATGCAACTCCATATATTAATGATGTGTTTTCAAAGAATAATAATATTACCAGACTTCAATCGAAGAATGTGTTTGTAAATATCTATGATGATAAAATAAGGTCATAAAGAGTATGTCAAATTTAAAACCAAATGTTCGTGATGTTATTGGTGGGCAATTTCCGGTTTTTATTAATAACGGAACATCTAATTTTGTACGATTTATAGAGTTGTATTATGAATGGATGGAAACTAATGGAAATCCATTGGAATTTATTCGTTATGTATTAGAAGAACACGACTATGATACCGCACAAGATAAGTTCAAAAGATTGATTGAAAGCGGAGTTCTTAATAATCTGGCAGTTCAAACTGATATTGATAAATCTATTCTTGTCAAGAACATAAAGCAATTTTTTAGATCGAAAGGGTCTGAGGACTCATTTAAGTTCTTATTTAATGTGATTTATTCTGAAGAGGTTGATCTTGAGTGGGGTAGAGATTTATATTTAAAATCGTCTGATTCTGCATACCGTATGGACACAATATTAGTGGTCAGACAACCTACAGTTGATGTGACTGCAATACTTGAGTTTGGAAGTATTAAAGATGTTGTCATTAATTCGTCTGATTATGGGTTTTTCGAACCTCCATCAATTAATGTAATTAGAAATATTGATGATGATATAAATCATATTATTCCTATTGTTGATTATGATTTAACTGGACATGTTATCCCAGAAGATGTTTCAGAAGATCCGGTTGAGGTTAAATTGATCAGTGGTGGAACTGGCTATATGGATGCTACTGTTGTTGTTCATGGAGATTGTGTAACACCTGCAGTTATCAACGCTACTGTTGAAGATGGAAAAGTGAAAAAATTATCTTTAGTATCTGGTGGTGTTGGATATAAAGAATTACCAACAATGACAATTGAGAGTCTCACAGGAAGTGGTGCTGAAGGAAGTTTAAAATGGACAGCAGTATTGGGGAACTTTGATATTATTGATGGAAAGAGTGGTTGGGCAGCACCTCCAACAATAACTTTCCTTGGTGGGTTGGGGTATGTTTATACATACGACATAGAAGGCAATATCACATCGTCAAGACAGTCAGAACCAGCACAAGTATTTTTTAATATTGATGAGAATGGCACAGTCAAGGACGCATATTTCACTGGAACTGAAGGCGAAAACTACACTTCAAAACCAACTATTCGTTGGAATATCCCAATTAATATTGATGCAGTATTAACCTCGTCTATATCTAGCACAAAAGTAACCAACTGTAATGTTGTTATTGGTGGTACAAACTATATCACACCACCAAGTATTGAATTTTCATATCCAATATATGACTATAGCAAGTTGGTTGGTGGAAGAATATCAACATATGGTGGCAGTTATGCAACTGCCATTGTGGATAGTGTTGTTGGAACCACTGTGAATGGTATTGAATACACAATACTATATCTTCAGAAAGAAGGAATCACTGGAACTTTTGACAAAAATTCTGTACTTGTGGCAGATGTAGCAGGAGAACAACTTGTTGCAGTGAATACACCATTATTCTCAAAGGTGGATATCATCAGTGGTGGGTCTGGTTATAGAAAAGGTCAGATTGTAAATTTTGACGACGAGGGAGTTGGTGGAACGGTATTAATTGACGATGTATCTACTGGTGCAGTCGATGAAATCATTATTGCAAATCCTGGCCATGGATATAAAGTTGGGGACAAAATAACTTCAGAGGATGCCCTTGGTAGTGGTCTTGTGGCAAATGTAAACACCATTGACGGTATTGGGTTCAAAGGTGAAGTTATTGTAGAGATTGACGAAGTTAGAATTTTGGACAATGGATATGACTATGCAGTAAACGATATTATTTACATTTATGGTGGCGAAAAGGACGTAAGCAATATTTCTGATACCACAAAGTTCGCAAAAATGAAAATCTTGGCAGTTGGTGACTCTGACGATCTTAGAGAACTGACCATTGCTAATGCTGGATATGGATATAGATACTCATCTCTTGCAATCATTGAAACCGGAAACCCAATACCACTAAGACAGATAAGACCGGACGGGTCAAACTATGATGAAAATCAAAATCAACCAATTGCGTCCGATCCACAAAATACTTTGACGGTGACATATTCACCTGTTGGTGAAATAAAACAAATATACTGTGAGTTGGTTGAACCAGATTTAGGAACAAAGAATATTACTGTTGTGTTGAATGGCACTGGCGCATCGTTAACAGAAACCGTAACCGCAGGGGAAATTACCAATGTGGTGATTAACACGTCAGGTGTTAACTATGTTTCACCAGTGGTAAAGGTGGTAAGTCCTACTGGATCAGGTGCTACATTTGATGTAGAAATAGATGGGTTTGGGAGTATAACCAATGTAAGCATTCTTCATGGTGGTTCTGGATACGCCGCAAGTGGATTGACAACATTAGAAGTTGTTGAAGAATATGGTGTTGGTGCGTTAATCACTCCTATCTTTAGACAAGGTGGAATAGATTCACTTAGTTTTGAAATGGAACATCGTGGAGAGTTTAATGAGTTTAACAAATATGGAAAAGAAAGACAATATACTATTCTTGGTGGTTCTGGCACTGGTCTTGTGCTCGATCTATATTACAGACCAAAATATATTAACGTAATTGATCCTGGAAAATATTATTCAAATTACACATTATCTGTAACTGAAGGGCATGGTTCTGGTTGTGTTGCAGTTGCTGAAATTAGAAGTGATGTAATAAAAACAATTGGTATGGTTGCAGTTGGTTCTGGATATAGCAGTGATGACGTAAGAGTAGTGATACAGTCAGAAAATGGTACTGGTTTTATTGGAACTCCTGAAGTTGTGGCAGGAGAAATAACCGGAATAACAATTATTGATGGTGGATATGGGTATTCTGAAACTGATCAGATTGACATAATTGGAGAAAACGTAACACCAGCATCTGCAGAAATAACTGACATTATTCACGGAACTTTAAGAAACATCAACCTTATCAGTGGTGGCTCACATTATCACCACGAATGTCAAGCACGTGTAACAAGTATTCAAGGAGTACCAACTCAAGAAATAGTGATATCTCCGATTATTGATAATGGTGTCGTTAAAGATTTTGATATTACAAATCGTGGCGAGGGGTATTATAACTTTGCAGATGTTATTAATGCAAATTGGGTTGACAGTGGTCACATAACATTTGGGTTTGATGTTAAAGTAAATTTAATTGTTGGTGATAGAGTCGTTGTTAATGGATGCATACCATCTGGATACAATGCCGAATATACAGTTTTAAATGTAATGTATTTTGATCTTCTTGATGGTGATTTAAATATTATAGGTACGGGAACAAACATTCTAGTTAAACAAAATTTAAATCCTAGTGCATATGTGAGTGGTGGAAAAATAATCAAGCAGAATATAGAAGTTGAAATCTACTATCAAGAAGAATATGAAGACACTGATGCGTCACACACTTTTTTTGGTGTAGGATCGTATAATGACAATACTTTTATACCTGATGGAACTGGCACTGATTTTAGTACATACAGCATGTTACGCGGGTATTGTGACAGAACAGGAACAACTTGCGTTGTAACATATACAGGATCAGATTTGTACGCAGATGGGGAATCTGTGCATTTTGTATTTGATGATCCTACATTTGATACAAATTTGACACAAGTATATGTTATATCTAATTTGGATACTATTACGAAAACGTTTGAAATCACAACAGACGTTTCTGGCACTGACACAACTTGGGCTAAGATAGTAACCCTAACAGACGTTTTAGATGATACCACAATATGGCCAACACGAGGATCTGGAATAATTAATACAATGTTTCAGGTTGTCGATTTTATTGACATGTGGCCACAGACTATTAATACTCCAAAAGATGCACGATATGATCTTATGCATTCTGTATCTGGAAAAATAAAGACAGTTGATATTGTTAATGGTGGATATGGTTATTTTGATTCGTCTGAAAAAGTTCCTTTGACTATGCTTGTAAATGGAAATAGTGTTGGTACATCTGCCTCTGCCACTGCGGTAATGAGTGGTAATGTTGTTGATCATATTGATGTCACTGATGGTGGAGAGTTTTATACATCTGTACCTACAGTAACAATTTCTGGTGTTGGTACGGGTGCTACGGCATCAGCAAATTTAACAGGATATATTAGAACAATCTCTGTTGATGATGCTGGAAGTAACTTCTATAGAAAACCAGATATCATAATTAGTGAGCCAGATGACATTGGTGGTATTCAAGCATCTGCTGAAGCAGTAGTAGATTTTATTGAACCAAACCCACTACTCAGATATGTGATAAGAATTGAAGTGTTGAATGGTGGGACTGGATATGATGAAATGAATCCACCAAATGTCACAATTTCTGGAAATGCAACTGCAGTTGCTGTTGTCAATAACGGGGTTGTTGTTGGTATAAACATGACCGACAGAGGTAATAATTACACTGCGTATCCAACAGTTACTATTGATCCACCAATATCTGGTACGCAAGCTACTGCAGTTGCATGGATACCATGTGAATTAAAAACTATCACAGTCATTAATAGTGGAACTGGGTATCACAAAGAAACTCCACCAGTGGTTTCAACAAACGGTGGTGGTGGCACTAATGCAGTATTAACCCCACATATTGACTATACAGTTGGATCGGTTGATGTTATCAATGGTGGATCAGGATATACATTAACACCATCTATAGTGTTCAGTGACAACAATAAAGGAAGTGGCGCAATTTTGTTGCCAGTTCTTAAGGATGGTTCGTTTATAGATGTAGAAGTTGTTGATGGTGGTGGAAATTATACATCTGCGGATATCACTGTTGATGGTGGTCATATAGAAGGGACTACTGCAACATTCCAAGCATTTATAGAAAATGGTGCTATTAAACGAGTCGGTGTGTTAAATGGTGGAACTGGTTATTACTATGGAACATCTGCTATTGTAATAGGTGATGGAAATGATGCTAAGATAGATATAAAAGTTGATTCTGGAATAAACCGATATGACGTTCGTGTTGGTGGAACTGGATATATCGAAGCAACCACGTCAATTTCAATTATTGATCATCCACCAGATGGTATAACTGGTGGGTTTGGTGCAGAAATTATTCCCGTTATTGTTGATGGGGAAATCGTTGATGTTAAAGTTATTGAAAAAGGACAACAGTATCATAATCCTGAAGCGATAATTTCTCATGGTAGTGGGTCTGGGGCAGTTTTGTATGTATATGCAGATAGGAAAATCTCTGATGTTACTATTGTCAATAGAGGGTTAAACTATAGAGTTGCTAGTATTAAAATAACCGGAGACGGGGTTGGGGCAAACCTCAAACCAAACATTACTAAAACTTCTTTAGATAGTGCAAAGGTTACATACAAAGGAAATCGGTATTCAAAATATCCAGTAATTAGTGTTAAAGATAACAGCAATTATGGGGCGATTTCTAGTACAACAGTGTCATCTGGTGGATATGGATATAGAGAGTTCCCTTCACTTGCAATAACCACTACTAGTGGTACTGGTGCTGAACTGCTTTCTTTCAGTAAGTCAATAGGAAAAATTAAAGACTTAAGATTTATGGATTTTGCATTAGGAAATACTAACGAACCAATTGTTAGATTCCCTGCCACAATAATAGTATCTGAAGAAGCAGATTTTCTCCCTAATGAATATGTGTATGTTAAAACAGATGGGTCAATACCAGATAACATATTTGATGTACCACATGCTAGAGTTAGATTTCTAGATAAGTCAAAAAATATGTTATATGTTGATGACATGAGTGAACACTATTCATTCGCAACAGAAAATGGCAATAACATAATCATGGAGAATTATGAGACTAGTTCAACACTTATTCACGAAATGTCACAACAGATAAATGAGGGTGATGTTTTTGTTGGTTATACTTCACAATCAGAAGGATCAGTTTTAAGATTCAATCGCGCTTATGGATATGGAATGTTAGAAGGGATAGGTAGATATGATCTATCATTAATCAAGTCCCAAAGTAAGATTAATTGTCCACAACTAAGAATTCACGATAATATGAGGTATCAAGAATATTCATACATAATCAAGAGTGGATTGGACTCATCGACATATCGTAAAGAAATAGACGAGATGGTTCACCCCGCAGGGTATTCTATGTATGGAGATATTGAAGTTGTGTCTAGTGTGAAAGTCGGCAAACTAACAATTCATACAACAAAGAAATCTGGCGAACAAGACTTGACAAAACAGATATTATCGGTATCAACAGATAGTGTAACTTCTCGTACAAACTACAACAATGAGTTCTGGAGACTTGATAATGATGAAATTCGTCGTTATACAGTCGATAATAATCTTGGATATGTTGACGTCACAGTTGCAGGGTTTGCATCTCAATATAAAGGAATGCCATATACCATATTTGAACATGGTCGTGCAACAGTTCCAGCGTTTATTGGTGTTCTGGAACCACTTGAACAATCAACATACACAATTGTCAGTGATGTAATTACAGTAACATCACCACGTCATGGTTTATTATTTGGTGCAAGAGTTAAGTTTGAGCCAGAAACAGGAACTGCGTTACATGGCGACTATTATGTTGACAGCATCATTGATGGTCACACTTTCACAATTGTATCTGAAATATACCCAGAAAACGATGATACATCTGGAACTGCAACAATATATGAATATAAATACACAGACTATAGCACTGACCGTATTCCGACATGGGAGGAAGACACATACTACAAAGTCAACGAATATGTTTCTTATTTTGATCCAGTTGATGGTATTGGAAAAATTTATGTTGCAACGGTAACAGAACATTTATCAAGTGTCACAAATTCGCCTATTGGTGTTAGTTCGGTATGGTATGAAGTTGATGGAATGGATGAACTATCACAAACTGTACGCAACGGAATTTTCAATTTTGAACAAGTTGATCTATGGGAGAATATTTATTTTAAAGCAGATGATATTAAATATACAGTGACTGGATACAATATCACAGTTAACCATATTGATGCAGAATCTGTTGGATACTCACAAGTTGGAAAAGATGCATTACTAACATATCCTCGTCACGTACTTGAAAACGATGAATATATATTAACTGGATACGATATCACAGTTAACCATATTAATGCAGAATCTGTTGTGTATAGTATTTCTGGAAATTCAATAGAGTAACAAAATTTTGACTAAATATATCATATTCTAATAAGGAAGAAAATGTATGACTGCTATTATTACAAACAAATACAGAGTATTTAATGTTGAATCGTTTATCAGGGACTTAGAAATTCCTTCTGGAAGAACGTCACCCGATTCTTATCTATATCTGTTTATTGGAAATTCAAATTCATCGTGGAGTAACACACATACAGGATCATCTGATATTGCTCCACCGGAACCAACAGATTCTGTAGATTCTGATAATTTCCTATGGGAGAATATGATTGCACTAAAAAGAATTTTGGTGTCAGAAGTTTCCCATGGAATCATTAATAGAAAGTGGTCAGCAGGGAAGTTTTATGATATTTACCGTGGCGATTATGGTGTCGGTTCGGTAAGTGGTGTTGATCTTATTACTGGTGCTCCAACATATCCAAAATCCCTTGAGTTAGCAAATTATTATGTTGTCACGTTAGACGGTAGGGTGTATATATGTTTAGACAATAATGGTGGGATACCATCTACGGAAAACCCTCAAGATGGTGGGTATGGTGTAGGGTACTCACCGTTTGTAACTGGCGACGGGTATAAATGGAAATATGTTACTTCAGTATCATCAGCAGACTATTCAAGATTTTCTACAATCGGGTTTCATCCAGTCAAAAAAATAACAACGCAACCAATGTCTGGTGACTCATACGAACACCAATATTATGCTCAAGAAAATGCAATTGCAGATGCAGGTGCAATTCATACCATCCTTATAACGAATGCTGGAAATAACACTCAAGGGCATACCGGCACTATTGGCAGTACTGGTGATCAGACGATGTTTAATATATATGGAGATGGAGAAGGATTGCAGATATCTGCTCAATTCAGTGGGGTCTCTCCTTATACACTTCAAAAAATTAATGTGCTTACTTCTGGAAGAGGATACACATATTGTTATATAACAATTGATGGTGTAGACAACACGGTATTTGAACCAATTTTTACTCCAATGACTGGTCTTGGTGCTGACCCACGATATGACTTGAATGCGAACTATTTATTAGTCAACACCAAACTCGAAGGAAACGAATATGCAAGTTTCATGGTTGGCAATAGTTATAGACAAATTGGGTTAGTTGTTAATCCAAGAAATTATAACAATAGTGTCGCAAATAAAGACACATTGAATGCATGTTATACATTAGGTTTAACTGGTACTGGATTGAACTTTACCCAAAATAGTCAGATAACAAATATCAATCCTCTCAAGGGAACGACTGCTAGAGTGGTTAAATGGGATGGAAACACGAATGCACTTACTATAAATTTGGCAAGACCATACGACGAGATTAACTATGCACAATTTGATGGGTTCGCTATTGGGGATCATATTAGTGAGCTTGATGGAGCACCATCTGCCACAGACGTACCAATTGCATCAGTAACCAATCCAGAAATTAAAAAACACTCTGGTAGAATTATCTATTATGAAAATAGAATACCTATTATACGAACAGATTTGCAGGTTGAAGATATCCACTTAGTTCTTGAATATTGAAAAGGAAAAATACATGACAGTCAATTTAAACGTTGCACCATATTATGATGATTTCGATCCATCTAAAAACTACCACAAAATTCTATTTGTTCCTGGAAGACCTATTCAAGCAAGAGAATTAACACAGATTCAATCGATTCTTCAACATCAAATAAAACTCAATGGCGATTACATTTTCAAAAATGGGGCAATGGTTATCCCAGGTGGTGTGTCATATTTGAACAAAGTTCAATATATCAAATTGGAATCGCTATTCAACGGTGTTGTCACAGATGACATCATCGCAAATATCTCTGGAAAGAAAATAGTTGGAGAATCGACAAACGTTAAAGCGACAGTTGTACATGTTGAACCATCAACAAATACAGACACTCCAACAATTTATATTGCATACACATCTGGTGGCATTGTTGGTAGCACTTCATATAAAGAATTCACAATCAACGAAGTCCTTCACCTAGAAACAGATACAGATATTAAATTTCAAATTAAAAATCATTCAACATATACAGGGTTTGGGACACTAGCATCTATTCGAGAAGGCGTATATTATATCAACGGGTTTTTCGTTCAGAACTTAGCGCAAACAATATCATTAGACAAATATGGCACAACTCCATCATATAAGGTCGGACTTGACGTTGTTGAAAATATTGTTACTGCCACTGATGATGCTTCTATACGAGACAATGCGGTAGATTCTCCTAGTTATGGTGCTGCTGGTGCGGATAGATTACAAATTATTCTAACCATGAACAAGACACCATTGTTTGCAACTGAAGAGAATGTGAACAATACAACTGACAGTTTTATTGACTTGCTTCATGTTAAAGATGGGTATGAGCAATTCAAAATAGATAAGACAGAGTTAGGAGAATTTGAAAAAACTCTTGCTCGTAGAACTTTTGATGAATCTGGTGACTATGTGGTTGAACCATTCGACATAAAAATCCATGAATATAGAAATAATTTCAGGGGAGAATGGACTGTGAATACAGTATATTTGGAAGGCGACATTGTTACTACCAACACAAGTGATAATGATTATGCACCAACAGACACATCATATTTTGTTGCAGAAAATTCTGGTGTCTCTGGGACAGCAGGAATAATTTTTAATTCTACAAGTGTTGAACAATATAATGATGGTGGATATATTGTTTGGAATTATGAGAGAAAGCCAAAATTTAATGACGGACTATTTCAACCACAATTAACAGAATCTCTTGATACACAAATTGAAAACTCATTAAAAGCAGCATACAAAATTGCTGGCGGGAAAGCATATATCAAAGGGTATGAAATATCCAACCCAGGATATAAGATAGTTGATTTTAATAAAGCTAGAGCATATAAGAACGTTCCCAATAGCAATGTGAATACTACCATGGGGCAGTATTTCTTAATACACAATCTACAGGGGTTATCATACTCACAATATCAACAGTTAGACTTGTTTGATAGTCTTGGCGTTCAAATTGGAACATGTATTTATAAAAATTTAGACTTTCACAGATTGGGAGTTGGTGGTCCAGAAACAAATCAATACAAATTGTTTGTTTTCGATATTCAGATGATTGAAGGTAACTACATTGAACAAATTAAGACTATTGCCGGTTCTGGATTTACTTGTTATGTGTATGGCGAAAGGAAAAAAGGGACTGGATCAGTTTCATTTGACGGGACGGATATATTTACTGGTACAGGAACGTTATTCACTACAGAGTTAAATGCCGGTGATATTATATACGTCGATGATTCAAGATTTGTTGTTGCTAGTGTTTCATCTTCGATAGAATTGATTGTTGATGACACACAACTTCCAGATACATTGCCAACAGGGTACTATCCATTCTATACAGATAAAACCGCAGTTTATGGAACCCCTGGGTATATTAAAAAGCTCAACCACAATTCAGTTCGTTCTGTAAGAGGCAGTGATGATATTACTGTTGAGACCACCTATTACGTAAATAGACTGTTTATAGAAAATTCAAACACAAACGTAATAACAATTACATTAACTAATCCAAATGAATCATTTGCGTCAGATCAGTTAGAAGGAAACTTCCTTGCAACACAAGGTTCTAATTTCCCTGTGTTGGGAGTGTCTGATGGCATTTTCACGGTTTCTGGTCCAACACTTAATATTCTTACTGTCACTGGATTTGATAATTTCTCAGGTATATACATCCAAACAACAATCAAAAAAGTCAATAGTGCAGCAAAAGAAAAACAATATTTGAAAGATTCGGATATTAAATATGTCAACACACTAAGTCAGGCAAACGCTGACGAAATTCCATTAAATGGTGTAGCACTAAAATTAAGTGGAGTGTATCAAGCAGCAGATTTCATATTCGACTTTTCCCTTCCTGATGCAATTGTTGATCCTGGGCATATTGGATATTATACAATTGATGTGACAAAAAATTATGTGATAGGATCAAACGATACACAAAACTATACCACTGCATCATATTTAAAACCAGTCAATGGATTTATACCATCCGGTCCAATCCTTATTGTATATGAAATTCTTCAACCACAAACAAATGGTGACTACTTCTCTATAAATTCATATAACGATGTGCCATACGCAGATATGCCAACATATAACGGCACAAGTATTGGTGACTATATTGATTTTAGACCAGTAAAAGAATATGACCCAAATCCTCTTTTTGTATCACAATCAGAAGCAATTTCATCGAGATATCCGTTTACATTAGACTATTCTGCATATCTTCCTCGATACGACATTGTTCAATTGGATCCCTCTGGAAATTTCAGAATCGAAGAAGGTATTCCAAGTGACAAACCAGTAGCACCAATTCAAAATGACAATAACGTAATCATTTCATATGCCAAATTGTCTCCATACACAATAAAGGCAGATACGAATAACATCATATTAAAAATGAATGACCTTCGTAGATACACCATGCGTGATATTGGTAAGATAGACAATCGTCTTAAAAACGCGGAGTATTATGTTGCTCTTACATCATTAGAAAGAGAGACAAGCGAACTTCAAATCAAAGATGAAAACGGTTTGGATAGATATAAAAATGGTTTCATCATTGATCAGTTTAAGGATCATGGTATCGGCAATATTTCAAACGTTGACTATAAATGTGCAGTTAGCCCAAAAGAATTAGAGTGTCGTCCAACATATTACGCAGATAGCATAAAATTATTTGAAAACCTAGCAACTTCTAGAGCATCTAAACGTTATCAAATTACTGGTGATTTAGTTACTCTTCCATACACAGAAGTTCCAGTGATTGAACAAAAAATTGCTACAAGTGCAGAATATATTACTGCATATGCAAAGATAAGATCAATGACAGGAGATTTAAAGTTATATCCTGCAGGTGACACATGGGTCGATACTGAAACCTTGCCAGAAGTTACACAACAAAGTGAAGGAAATTTCAACGCACTTCAAATACTTGCTCAATCGACCGGCATTTTGGGGGTAGTGTATGGAGGGTGGAAAGTAGACTCTCGCACCAACATAAGTTCTAACGTTAGTGTTGGTCAATCATCATCAACAGTAAATAATGCCTTTGGTGGGTCTGCAACAACAGTTGTAACCACTACAACACTAAATGGTACAGATTCTGTTGATTTATCAAGAGAGGGGGTTGATACTCAAATTGCAGAGAGATATGACGAGGTTGGTCGTGTTACCGGTATTGTTGACCAATCATGGTCTCCTGCAATGCGCGAGAAAGCAATTGTGCTCTATTGCAAGAAGATGATGCCACTTACACCATTTGATGCATATATTGATAATATGCTTTTGACAAAATATATTGTTCCTGCATCAACAATATATTATACCTCAAAAGTAGGAAATTTCCTAGATTATTCAACATCAGATATTGATCATACTGACTTAGTGTCTCGTCAATATGGTGTGAATGAATATGACATTCTAGAACGTGGTGAGGTCATTGTTGGGCAAACATCAAACGCAACTGCAATTACAATATGTGAAGAAAGACAAAACACTAATGGTGTTGTTGAAGATGTTCTTAGGGTAGTCAATATTAAAGGAACCTTTGTATTAGGCGAAACCATTACAGGTCAATCGTCTGGTGCGACTCTTAAATATGATGGAGTGAATACAGACTTAGTTATAAGAACGACAAGTTCTGGTTCATTTTATGGTATTTTCATGTTGCCAAACAACGACGAACATTTGATTTACTCTGGTATTGTTACAGTGTCATTACGTAATAATCCAGAAATGAAAGAGTCGAGCACGAGTGCTGAAGCAGCATACGATGGACATGGACTAGTACAACAAAAGCAAACTACTGTCATGTCAGTTCGTAATGCAGTATTAATTCAAACTGATATACATGAAGAAAAAACGGAAATACAAAATTGGAGCAGACCAATATCATCAACATCGTCAACCTCTTTGTCTGGACCGCAATCTGCACCACCCCCACCACAAAACTGTCGAGCACAAAACTGTGGTGGAGGTGGAGGTGGAGGTTTTGGAGGTGGGGGGAGAAGTTTAAATTGTAACTGTTCTGGACTGACTGACCCATTGGCACAGACATTTATGCACAATGATCGTGGTGGTATCTTTATCACGTCAATGGATATATTCGTTCATACTTTAGATACAGAATCTTCTGCTGGAATTATTTTGCAGATACAAGAAGTGGTTAATGGATATCCAGGTCAAACAGTTGTTCCATTCAGCACTGTTACAAAACTAAATCATGAAATAAACGCATCTTCGACAACGTTAGTGCCAACAAATTTCAAATTTGAGTCACCAGTATTCTTGAAAGAAAACACAGACTATTGCTACATTTTATCTACTGATCAATCAAATACAAAAGTATGGGTTGCTAAGATGGGTGAAGTTGGTTTGGATGGTCAAGTAGTTGTCAAACAACCAAATATGGGGTCGTTCTTCAGATCACAAAACGCATTAACATGGACATCTGATCAAATGGTTGATGTTTCGTTTGTGTTATACAAGGCAAAATTTGATATTAATGGTACTGGAACGTTCTCAATGAAGAGTTCAATTACAGATAAACTCTTAGTTGCATCAAACCCATTCAAGTTTACTGACGGAGAAAAATTAGTTAGGGTGTACCATAGGAACCATGGAATGGTGAATGGAAGTTCTGTAACATATAGTGGAGTTGATATTACTGGTTCGTCATATCCAACAAAAGCAGTTATGAATTCATCATTTATTATTTCTAATGCTGAACTTGATACATACACAATTACGTTGCCATCTGCTGCAGAAAAATCTGGTTTGTTTGGTGGTGGTTCTGTCAAATCTACAGTGTGTAAGAGGTTTGACACTGCGTATTTAAACGGATCCGATTTTGTTTTGCCAAGTACGCACATTGATTATTCTATTAGAACAAGTATTGAAGGAACTAATAGAGTGTATAGATCACCAACATCTAGTATTATTCAAATCAAACAAGATTTACATTATGATGTCCCTCAATTTGCATTGTCTCCAGAGAATGAAAGACTGTTCTTAAATGGTGATGCATCATTGAATGTTGAGGCATTCTTGTATAGTAACAACGAAAATGTATCACCAGTTATAGATTTCCCAACATTTGCTTTATTTGCTATAAGTAATAAGATCAACAATCCTACTGAAGATTTGAATTTGGAAATTGACAGTCAGGGAATCATTAACTTAGCACAACCAGATGTTGGTGGTGTGGTTGAAGTTACACTTCACAGCATAATAATATCTGGAGCATTTGTTCCTTCTCTAGTAAATCGTTTGGATATGTTTAGAGTTGGGAAGTATATTTCTATTCAATCAGAAGAGGCAGCACCAGTACCACCAAGAAAGATTGTGAAACTAGACAAACAGTATTCATCAAATTATTTTGAAGTGTTTGTTGATCCATTAGATACATTACAATTTAATGCGAACACTGGTCTTGTAGATCCAGTAACGATTTTCCAATACAATCATTATACTGATGTCATTTCACCAAATGCGACAAGCAACCTTGCAAATTATGTAACTCGCATTGTTACTTTGAGCAAACCATCGACTGGCATTAGAATATTGTTTGACTATAACAAACCATCAGAGTCTTTCATTGACATCTACTACAAGGTATGTATGTCTGCTGATTACACCGATTTAGAAAAAGTGAACTGGATAAATCTGGAAGAAAACTCATCACCAAAGGTTGAGTATAAAGATAGTCAAAACTACAACACCTTCATTGAACATGAGATAAATATATCTGACATATCTGAAATAACAGACGCATATTCTGAATATGATCAAATAATGGTGAAGGTTGTAATGAGATCTAACAATACTGCTAGATGTCCAAGAATCAAGAATTTCAGATTGATTGCACTTGCATGAGGTAACTATGCCAAAAGAGTTTAATGCTGCACCATATTATGATGATTATGATGAAAGCAAAAATTATCACAAAATAATCTTCAACCCTAATGCGACATTGCAGTCGAGAGAATTAACACAACTGCAGTCTGTTATTCAAAATCAGGTGGAGCGTCTCTCGAACTTTACCTTTGAAAATGGTGCAATGGTAATACCAGGAAATATATCCTACATCGGCAATTCGATATGTGTCAAGATTGATAAATTGTACAATGGATTATCCGTGGCAAACTATATTGGGACTATGACAGATAAAATTGTCGTAGGTAGTGACACCAATGTACGAGCAAAAATATATCATTCTGGTGTAGACTTGGATTCTGCTTATGTATTCATTTCATATATTTCTGGTGGTATTGACTCTTTTGGAACTCATCATGCAGAATTTGTTCAGGGAGAAACTTTAACATTACTAGACAAAAGCAATTCAATCAATGTGTCTAATGAAGAAGAGTTTTATTCTTATGGTTCTCTAGCTACAGTAAATGCGGGAGTTTATTATTTTAACGGATATTTTGTAGAGAACCAAAAACAAACTATTACAATAGACAGATACAGCACAGAACCATCTTGCCAAATTGGGTTTAATGTTGAAATTCAATCCGTATCATCAATTGATGATGAATCACTGACAGATAACTCTTCCGGTTTCAACAATCCTGTTGCTATCGGTGCAGATAGAATGAAAATTGATCTTGTTTTAAGTAAGCACGATTACTTTTCTACATTAACAAACATCAAATTTATATCACTTCTTAGAGTCAAAGATGGAACAATTCAGTCTATTGTTAATAAGACACAATTGAGTAGAATGGGAGACTTGTTAGCAAAGAGAACATATGAAGAATCTGGAGATTACTTAGTAAAACCATTTAAATATGAACTGTTTGATTATAGAGATAATAGACGTGGTGAATGGGTAGGGAAAACTGCATATCTTGCTGGAGACATTTGTCAAATTGAAGCTAACGGAAATGTGCTAACCTTAATGGCATTGTCTGACGGCATATCTTCCTCAGTAAAACCAAAAGAATCAATCGGAATAATAAAAGACGGAAGTTTAAGATGGGTGGTAACATCAAAACCATATTATAACAAAGGATATGCATCACCATCGAATACAGACACCCTAGAACAACATATGGAAAATGCAGACCTCGGTGTTTTAAAAATATCTGGTGGTCAAGCATATCTTCGTGGCAAGGATGTTGATTTAAGAAGTGGATTTAAAACTGTGGTTTTTACAAAAGCGCGGGATTCTAAAAAAATGGATCCATTTTATGTTGAATCTCCTGTTGGTCAATATTTGTTGGTAACAAAAGTAATAGGATTGCCTGTCATAACTACTGTAGATGAAACCAACTATGCGCTTAAGACACATAATATATTAGATCAAGGTGGTGGAGTTATTGGGTCATGCAAAGTAAGAAATTTTGAGTTCCATGCATCAAGCAAATACATTTTTGACAACAACACTTTTAGTGTATATAAAATCCATGTGTTTGATATACTATTTCTTAATGGAAAAAGTCTAGGGAATGATGCTGCCTATATAGGTTCTAAAGATGGAACTTTTTTGGCAATGATAACAGGTGATTTATTACAACTGCCTGGGTTTATAAATAGGTCGACAAATATTGGTAACGATAATATCTTTGCTGGCACAGGGAATGTTCTGAACAATCATCTTAAGGTAAGAGATAAAATTTATGTTAAAGAGAATGTGTAATGGCTAATGTATTTAGAAAATATAAAGTAAGTGGGTTTGAAACATTTACAGAAAATTCAATGACTGTTGATCCTCTTATAGAAAACGGATACTTAGTACAGTGTGAGGTGTTTAAAGAAAAGCAGATTGCTACATTAGGAGATGGAGATTCTTTAGTTGCAAAATTGCAGCATGAGTATATTAAAAACACTCATGATGAAGATGGAAAATCACAACTAGTGTATTATGTCAATAGAACATTTCAAGCTAGGGCAGATGGATATGGAACATTATCTATATCATTAAACACAGAAGGTGAAACTTTTCCAGCAGAAAATCCTGAATTATTTTTGGTTTCTCGTGTCGTAAATGATGGGGAATACGGGGTATATACTGCACCGGAACATATTGAAAATGACGGGGTTGGGGTAAATTCAAATTCAAACGTGTATTTAAACAGTGACTTCACTAGGGCATATTTTGAAGGATTAAGTGGTGGGGACGAATATAGAGTTATCGCCACTGTTAAAAAAGAAGGTAGTGCAGTAAGAGAGAAAACAAAAACACTTAACACAAAAACCATCTTTATAAATAAACTTTCAAAGTGTAGTAAGACTGAAATACAATTAGGTAAGGCAGACGTTGTTGCGTTACTGTCTGTAAAACAATCAAGTGGTGAAAAGTTTAATCCATCAAATCCAGACACATTTTTGCCGTATGTTGCTACAAGTGAGGTGGATGTCAGTGATGCATATAAACTAGACCCAAAGACAACCGAAAATTTTTATGGTAATAGTACCATAGTCTCTGTAAAAGATTTCACTCCTGCTGCACCACTAAAAATAACCTTTTTATATTATGAACACTCTGACGGTGATGTATATACAGTAAATTCGTATGATCATCTACTCAATTTTATTCCAACATACTCAAACCTTTCTCTCGGATCATGTTTAGACTTTAGACCAAAAGCATCTAGTTTAAATATATATTATGAAGATGAGACAGGTGGGCAGACTGATAATGACGACGACCCAACTACACCAACAGAATCATCACAGAATAAAACTATATGGGCAATTGGCGGCGAACAAGGATGTCAATTAGGAGTTGGCAACCATTTGGTTGAACAAATTGAACAAATTGGACCAGATCTTGGCAATACGTGGTCACAAATATCTGTTGGATATCCACATGGTATGGCAATTAAACAAGATGGGTCGTTATGGGGATGGGAAACTAGAACTAGTGGTGGTGATGGTGCAATAGATTATTTTCCGTTAGGATTGCCATCAGTTACTATGCCAGAATGCACAATATTTCAAATATTACAAGAAAATATTGATTGTAATTTGAAGACTGCTGACTACGATCCAACAATACAAGACTGGAATTGGAAGATGGTTGCTTGTGGATATAACACTACAATTGCGGTCAAAACAGATGGTACATTATGGTCAGTTGGTCTTAATGATGTTGGGCAATTGGGGCAAGGTGATACAACAAATAGAATAGAATTCACCAGAATAGGAACAGAAACAAATTGGGATAAATGTTACATGGGGAATAAATCTGCTGCAGCAATCACTAAAGATGGAGATGTGTTTACTTGGGGAGAAAATACAAACTGTCAATTAGGGTTAGGGCATACAAATACTGTGTATGCTCCAGAACAAGTAGAGTTTGATGCTGATCCAGACCACAATGTCAAGATTAAAGAAGTATCTATTTCTGTAAATGGACTATTTATGACTGCAGTTAGTCAAGCAGGTGGTATATATGGATGGGGGTATGACGAATTTGGGACTCTATTTCCACAGTGTGGTGGTGGAAGTGGGGAAAGTGGGGAAAGTGGTATAACTGCTATATGCACCCCATGTAGATTTGGTAAAAAATGCGATTGGGATAATATATCGTCAGGAGACAATTTCATTGCAGCAATCAAGACAAATGGAACAATATGGACTTGGGGTGGAACTGGCGAAAATCCACCATGAAACAAAGGAATATAAATGGCTAACGAATGTTTAGGATGGGAACAGGACAATCTTCTTTTCGATACAGATGATGATGATTGGGGGCAAAGAGGTTGGCCACTCGATGAGTGGAAAGGTATATCAGCAGGATATAGAAATATTCTCGCTATTAAAAAAGATGGAACATTATGGACATGCGGGGATATTGATGCATGGCAAATAACTGGAGACGGATATCCAGTAATGATAGATGAATCTACTGATTGGTCTTTTGTCGGTAGTTCTTATGATAACGAATGGGGGGAAATAGTTTTATATGGAATGAAAACCTTATCTAGTTCATCAGAACAAGAAGTATTGACAGACACAGATATAGAATTTAAAACAGACAATAACACCGACATTGTTAGGTTAGATACCTCTGACCCATCAACAACAAATATCGGTAGTTTTGTGTATGCAAAACATTTAGGGGACGCATCAGTTCCAGAACCATTGTCGTCTAAATTTCCAATTCAGATAGCATATGATTATTATTTACCAAGAAGAGATATTTTAGAAATAAATGACAAGGGTGGGTTTAGATTGGAGCAAGGAATATCTGGTGATACTCCTGCAACACCAATGACCAATGAAGATTATACTCTTTTGGCAAAATTAGAACTTCGTCCTTACAATGCAAATGTTAAAAATAGCATTAGCATAAAAGAAGACCCAATTCGCAGATATACCATGCGTGATATTGGACATCTTGAAAAAAGACTTGAGAACACAGAATTGACAATATCATCAATTGCAGTTAATGATGTCACAGCATCAATCAAAACTCTCGATGAAAATGGATTGAATAGATTTAAATGTGGGTTCTTAACTGATACTTTTACTGATCATGCGAAATCCAATGTTGCAGATCCATCATTTAAGGTCGCAATTGATTATATGAAACAAGAATGCCGTCCTACATACTATGCAGACAATATTAAATTGATTGAAGCAGATAAGAACCTAAGAAAGAACAACTTCTACACAGTGTCTGGTGATCTAGTGACATTGCCATACATAGAGGTAGAATTCCTTGGGAATATGTACGGGTCAACACCTCAAAATATCACACCTCTAACAAATATTAGAAGAAAGAACGGGACGCTCAATATTTGGCCAACCTCAGATTCATGGATGTCAACAGAGCAGACGGCAGACATTAATCAGATAAGTGATGGCAACTACACGTCAATGAAACAGATTGTTGACAAATTGGATGTCACTGGAACTGTTTATGGTGCATGGACAGAAGTTGACAAAAACATCGAAGTAACTGGCAATACAACAAGAACCGAAACTGTCGGATGGACAACCAACACAATAAACACACAAACTGGCGTAATAACGACTGATTTTATACGAGAAGGTGAAGAAACATATGCTGAAGAGATAGAGACTGAAATTGGTAGAGTCAATCTTATGCAAACCTCTGCATGGGATGAACACATCAGATCAAGATCAATCGTGTTATATGCACAAGGGTTCTTACCACAACATAATATGTTTGTGATTGTTGATAACTACGACCTATCTGAATTTGTTGAACCTGCTAGAAGTATTGCATACACATCGAAAACTGGAACATTTTTAAACTATTTGAATTCATCGATAGATCATTCGAATCTCGAATATAGACAGTATGGAGATAATTCATACAATATTCTAGAACGTGGTGAAATAGTTATTGGACAAACATCTAATGCTTCTGCGATATTATTGAATGATGAATATGGCAATTTAAAAGTTGTTAATGTCAAGGGTGATTTTTCCGTTGGGGAAATTGTTTTGGGAATGACCTCTGGTGCATCAGTTGTTATTAGCGGGTTAAGTGATGATTCATTACAAACGAGTCAATCAGGAACATTTTATGGAATATTGAATCTTCCGTCAGATTCTAAACATAAAATTTATAGTGGCATTATGCCAATTGTGATAAGAGATAGTTTAATTGCAGAACAAGCAACCACATCAGGGTCAGCAACTTATGATGCACATGGTATATCAAATACTGCAAATACCACAATTATGTCAGTGAAAAATTTGGATGTTGGCAAGAGAAAGATTATTGAGACAAACACTACTGTCGAAAACTTTTCCACATCAACTGTCGTGTCCTCAGTGATTGATTGGGCGGCATTTATTGCTGCTAATATTCAAGCTGGAGATGGAGGTGGAGGTGGAGGTGGAGATCCACTAGCGCAATCATTCCAAATTCAATCAGACGCGGGTGGAGTGTTTATAACTCATATTGATTTATTTGTGTATAGTGTTAATCAAACAGAACCAGTGTTTTTGGAAATTAGAGAAATGTTCAACGGATTTCCATCAACAACAGTAGTTCCCATGAGTACTGTGTATAAAAATGTGGAAGATCTAACCCCATCTACGACTGAACTTATACCAACATCATTTGTATTTGAATCCCCAATATTCCTTAAGAGTGGCACTGAGTATTGTTTTGTCATTGGTTCCCCATATATGGGTGATCAAGGTGTTGAAGTGTGGGCATCTGTATTAGGTGATGTTGATATCTATGGCAACACTACAATAGACCAACCATCTTTTGGATCAATGTTTATATCTCAAAATGGTTCAACATGGGATGCTGAACAATATAAAGATGTGTGTTTTATGATACATAAAGCACAATTTGATACTACCAACGTAGGTCAAGTGATGTTTGTCAATAATAAATTTGATTATGACAAGATGGATATTGATCCTATAAGGGTAAAAACCGGCATAAGTGAAGCAAGAGTATTACATAAAAATCATGGGTTTGTTGTAGGGGATGCAGTCACTATTAACGATCCAAACGATGAATTGGTTGGTAGTACGAGTTTTTCTGCTATTACAAAGACATTTAATATTACAAATACGACGTTAGATTCTTTTATGATACCGATCAATGCTGCAAGCATGGATGTTTGGACTGGAAAGAGTTCTATATCTCTCTCCACCAACAAGAAGTTTGATGAATTGTATCTTGATGGTAGAGATTTTGTTTTACCAAATACTCAAGTCGAATACAGATTCAAGAAGACTACGTTAGCAAGAAAACTTGATACAATGTATTATCCAATTAATCTAAAACAAACATATGCCCTTGACGATTCTGGATGGATTCTCTCTGAAGAGAATGAAGATCTTTTCTTAGATGGAGAAAAATCCTTCTATACAAAAGCACTGTTATATTCGTCACATCCTGATGTGTCGCCCGTAATTGATTTGTCAACATACTCCGTAAATTGCATAACAAACAGAATTGACAATATGTTGCCCGAATATAGTAATAGACAAGTTGATGATGTTTTAATTCATGATGGCACAAATACATATGATTTTGAGGTTGTTGATGATGGACTTTATATCATAACCTGTGATGGTATTAATGATAAATTTAAAGTTGGTGGTGTTATATATTTTACCGGTGGAGATGCCCCATGCTTAAACACTAACATTGACATGATAATTATTAATAAAACAGCAACAACCATATTGGTTAAACCTGTCAATGATGTAGAGATTTTACAAGAAGAAGTAATACTAGATGCTGATATGGACATTCATCAGTATGATTTTTATGTGGATTCTGTTTCCCCAACATCACAGTCAAACGCAGCAAGTTATGTTCCATTAACATTTACAACAACAATACCTGCAAAAGGGTTTATCATGTTGTTTGATTATAACGTGCCAACATCTACATCTATTAGACTTTTCTATAAGACATCCCACACGTCGAAAATAGAAGATATAAATAAGAAGTCGTGGGTGGAATTTCCAGAAGAAAATGTTACTCCTTATATAAATTCATCTAATCCAACGCATTATATTGAAAAGCGCATTGATATTGATACAATCGATGACACTTTTGACACGTTATCAGTAAAGGTTGAATTTAGATCAGACATCACTACGAAAATTCCAAAAATCAAAAACTTTAGAATATTGACGGTGGTCTAATGGATAAATTATCAAAGCGAAATGGGGTTGTTATAAACAATGATACTGCAGCATATGACAGGTATATGACAGAGAGGAACAAACTGAAAGCAGCAAATAATGAGATGAATATCTTAAAAACCAGAATAACCAAACTGGAATCTGAAATGGAGGATGTTAAGGTTATCCTTAAACGATTGATAGAAAGATAATATAATGACTAAATTTTTTGTGCATGGTGAAAGTTGGGATAACGGTGATAAAAAGGTGTTTGTGTATGATAACGAATATTCTACTATCACATATAACGGCGAAAAGATAGATGTTTCAGAGTTTGAAGAACTATATAAAACTGACAGGCAATATAACAAAGCGAGACAATTTTCGGCAGATATGCCAATTGGAAAAACCAAAGATGTAAGTGTATTAAAAATCCAACTTGGTCTCAAATGCAACTATACATGTGATTATTGTAATCAGGCAGCACATATAGAGGGTTCCATAGACTTTACTCCAAAGGACATTGAGAAGTTTATGGAGACAGTGAAATCTTTGAATATGCAAGGGGTAACGAGGATTGAGTTCTGGGGTGGCGAACCATTCGTGTATTGGAAGACGATGAAAGAACTCACTAAGAAAATACGCAAGATAAACAAAACTGCTCAATTTTCTGTCATCACCAATGGGTCGATATTGTCAGACGAAATCATAGATTTTCTTGACAAATATGATTTTAGTGTGTCCATATCCCACGATGGAAAGAATCAGGCAGTCAGAGGTCTAGATCCTCTTACTGATCCAGTCAAGAAAAATCTCATTTTGAAACTGTTCGCTCGTCTGCATCAAAAACGCAGGATCAGTTTTAACTCTGTATTGAATTCAAAAAATAGAAGCAGAACAGAGTTGGTCGATTTTTTTAAAAATGTTACAGGGGCAAAGGATGTTGTTGTAGGAGAAGGAACCTTTATCGATGCCTATACCGATAGCAGTCTGGAATTGATGTTATACGACTATCAGGACTTGATGAATTACAGGAAGGCAACATTTTCAGAAATGAAGAAACTCAGTCGAGAAAGTGTGCCAATGTTCGACATGAAAATTGGTGGGTTTATAAGTTCAATCGTAAACGGCATACCATGGAACACTATTACACAAAAATGTGGTATGGATTCACCAGAGACATTGGCAATCGACATGGAAGGTAACGTTTTAAGTTGTCAAAATGTAAGTGCTAACATGAAATCCTTCAATGGCAAATCACATAATTTAGGAAATGTCAAGGATATTGATAGTGTCAAATTGAACACTGGAACACATTGGTCATTTCGTGATAGTTGCAGCAAATGTCCCGTATTGCACTTGTGCAGAGGATCATGTTTTATGTTAGAGGGGAAGTATTGGGATGCGTCTTGTGATAATGCATATAATGACAATGTTGTGTTTTTCATGTATGCATTTGAGATTTTAACTGGTTATATACCCTACTGGATAGACGGTCCTATGGATATGCCAGAGTGGAGAAAAGACGTTTTGGGTATGGAATACCCAGATTTAACTCGAACTAGACATAAAATAATACCAATTAAGGAAATCTAATACTATAAATATTAGATAATCACTAGTCAGAGGCGAACCATGACAACACCAATAGTAAATAAAAGCAGTACATTAGAAGAGTGGAGACAGATCACTAATCAAATATCAAATGGGATTGGTGATCTATCATCCATATACACCACAGATATTCCAAACAATACAGGTGTTGAATATACAAATACCTCAGACACATATTCATATGTAAAACCACCCTTTCATGTAAATTTAATTCAGAATACGTTAAACAATCTGAATGCTCGTAAGGTAAAAAGATCTGGCGACACAATCACAGGGCATCTAAACATCCTGCAAAATTTTAATGTTGTTGGTACTACTAAATTAGAAGGACCGTTACAGGTAGTTCCTAGTGGAAGTGGCGCAATAGAATTAACTACTACAACTGGCAATATTGATATATCATCAACTGGTACAGGTGATATATCCATCAGTACAACTGCTGCTGGTGGGGTTCTCTCATTATCATCTTTTGCTGCTGGCACAATCAACAATCTATCAATTGGTGTTACCACTCCATTAGCGGGTAGATTCACCACATTAACCGTAGATACTAGTGCTGACATTACCCCTTCTGGAACAATAGTAATTAATCCAGGTACTGCTTTAGGGTCAGCAATCGATAACATGGAGATTGGGACTACTACACCAGCAGCAGGGGCATTTACTGCATTAACAGTAACTCCTGTGACAGGATTTGCTGTAGAGATTGCACCATTCGATGCTGGTACAATTGACAACATGGAGATTGGGACTACCATTGCTGCAGCAGGAACATTCACTGATTTGACAGTTACCACTAACTATACAATATCACCGTCTGCAACTGGCACTTTAGACAATGTAACAATTGGTGCAACCACTGCTGCCGCAGGAACATTCACAAGCGTCACATCAGACAGCATCACTGCACGTACTACAGATAGTAATTTGACAATATCTAGCAATGGAACTGGACTGATTGTTTTAGACGACCATGTACAAATTTCTGCATTATGCAATTTTGATCATTCTTTATCTACTGGCACGTTCAAGACTAGTTCTGGTGCAGTATCAATTAATGGATCAGTTACAGTTGCTTCACCAAAATCATTTATATGGGGTGCAAGTTCTTCAGTATCAACATCATCTGGAACATCATCTGGAACAACTGCAACAGTTAACACATCAGGAAATCATAATCTAATTACTGGAGATTATGCAACAATTACGGGTGTAACTCCTGCTGGTTATAACGGTACTTATCAAGTAACAAGAGTTGATAATGATACAATCACATATACTACTATAGGTTCTAGCATTGGGGCAATTTCAGTTCAGGGTACAGTTACAACTTCTGGAATTTTTGATATGAGCACTAGTTCTGGAACGTTCAAGACTAGCACTGGCACAGCAACCCTTAACGGATTCACATCATGTGCAGCATCATTTGGTCGTGGCACACCTGTCACAAAAACTGCAGATTTCTCCGTAGGTACTGGTGAAAATTGGTTAATCAATAACAAATCTGGTTCAACATGTATAGTAACATTGCCAACAGCAAGTTCATTTACTGGTAGAGAAATAACCATTAAAACAATTCAAGCACAGACTGTTGTGTCAAATGCCAATAACGTAATTCCTATAATTGGTGGTTCTGCTGTTTCTGCTATTGTGGCAGCAACTTCAGGAAAGTGGGCAACTCTTGTATCTAATGGAACCAATTGGGAAATTATGGCACAAGGATAATTTGTCGTGACTTGGAAAGTTAATGGTGTTGATATTGATGATGTCTTCTTAACTGAAGATGAAATCTCTACGATGAAATTTAATTATGTTAATGGGACATTTGTAACTAATGTAGATTATAGCCAGCCAGTAGTAATAGGCACATCGAATACTTTTAAATCTGCTAAATCTGACAAAACCTCTACATCATGTATAGCAGATGGAAATACATTAAATATAGTTTCATCAAATTATAACGACACTATATTTTCCAACGTCAATATAACACCAAATAATATATTTTTTTATAGTAGAGCAAAAAAAAGTTCTTTTTATTCATATTATAGACGTTCCCATGTATATTCTTTAGGTTTAAATCAGTATGGACAATTGGGGCATGGCGACACTATATCTAGATCATCTCCAACACAGGTTGGGGCATCAAGTGATTGGAATCAAATTGTTGGTGATATAACAACATATGGTATTAAAGAAAACGGCACGTTGTGGTCATGGGGAAAAAATACCTATGGACAATTAGGTCATGGTGATAATATTCATAGATCATCACCAACACAAGTCGGCACGTTGAGTGATTGGAATTATGTTAATTTACAGTTAGAATCTTCATTTTTTATTAAAAATGGCACACTATGGGCATGCGGGTATAACACCTATGGACAATTAGGTCATAGTGACAATATTCATAAGTCAATTCCAACACAGGTTGGTGGTCATATTTATTGGGAAAAAGTTTTCTGTGGAGAAAATAGTTCAATCGGAAAATTAAAAGATGGCAGTATATGGTCTTGGGGCAATAATAAATATGGGAAATTGGGGTTAGGTAATAAGATTCATAGATCATCACCTGTTCAAGTTGGGAATGAAAAAAATTGGAATGTTATTAGTTGCAATTATAATAATACAATGGCAACTAAAAACAATGGAACATTGTGGGCATGGGGAGATAATACCCAAGGACAGTTTGGGCAAGGTGACACAATTCATAGATCATCACCAACACAAGTTGGGACATCAAGTGATTGGAGTACTGTATCGTGTGGAAATGCACATTTTGCAGCAATTAAAAATAATGGCACATTATGGGGTTGTGGCGACAATAGATCAAACCAACTTGGTATTGCTAATACCGAAAGATATTCATCACCAATACAAATTGGTTCATTGAGTAATTGGAAAGCATTAAACTGTGGATATAATCTATCATTATATACAGATAACGATACTACTTATTTTAGTGGAAATAATCAAAACATAATCAGTGTTACTGGAACACTTAAAGATGTAAATTATAATTACTCTAGTGATAAGATTAATGGAAAAATACACTCTAATGGTATTATAACACCTAGTGGCAAATTATATTGTTTTGGTTATGGTGGTGGTATTGGAAATATGTACGATACCACGTCTTCTAGTCCATATATAAAAGAGTATGGTCAGGGAAATTTTGATTCATTTCACGACAATAAAAGATATTTAACTGCAAAAGATAATAATGGTGGACTGTGGGTTTCCCAATTTTATCAAGTTCAGGATTATGTTGTTGGACCTAGAACATTTCAAGACGTTAATATAAATGACTCTATAATTACCAGTGTTAATAGTGAAGCTGACCAGGTTTTTTCTTATGTGAAATCTGATGGCACATTGTGGACTGCAGGGACAAATGGATATGGTGAATTAGGAATAGGTCAATATATACTACATAGATCTTCCCCAACACAAGTTGGATCATTAAGTGATTGGAGTTATACCAGTACAGGAAGAAATACATTATTTGCTATTAAAACTAATGGCACATTATGGTCATGTGGATATAATTATAATGGGCAATTGGGGGTATTTGAAACAAGCAACAGATCGTCCCCATGTCAGGTAGGATCATTAAGCAATTGGAAAACGTGTAAATCTTCTCAGAATTCTGTGTGGCTAACGACAAATAATAATGAACTATTTGTTTTTGGTAGCAATCAAGATGGATTACTTGGAATAGGAAAAACAAATGATTATAGTGTAGTTTCTTCACCAGTACAAGTTGGATCTTCAATATCCACGTATAATAGTGGAGGAATTTTGGCATCTTATATTAAATCAACAGACTCGACAGTATGGGCATGGGGAGATACATCGAAATTAATTCCAGGCACATCTACTGGTCAATTATCACCGATATTGATTGGATCTTATTCTAAGATAATGCATAGTAGTTCAACAACAGATACATGGTTAATTAAATCTGATGGCACATTGTGGGCATGTGGTGGTAATACATCTGGTGTGTCTGGGTTAGGTGATACTATAACTAGGTCGTCACCTACACAAGTAGGAACATTGAGTGATTGGGGTAGCAGCACTTTTCCTAGATCCATGAATTATTGTATTTTATGTATAAAATCAAACGGTACATTATGGGCATGGGGAGATAATTATAATGGGGCATTGGGACTTGGTGACACTATATCTAGATCATCGCCAACACAAGTTGGATCATTAAGTGATTGGAGTAAAGTTGCCTCACAAGAGAATGCTACATTATTGGTAAAAACAAATGGCACATTATGGGCATGCGGGTATAACCAATATGGGGTATTGGGATTAGGAAACACTATTAATAGGTCGTCCCCAGTTCAAGTTGGGGCATTAAGTGATTGGAGTAAGGTGTTTGTTGATTATCATACCTTATCTTTTGCTATTAAGACCAACGGTACATTATGGGCATGTGGATATAATTATAATGGGCAATTGGGGTTAGGTAACAAGATTCATAGATCATCACCTGTTCAAGTAGGTTCATTAAGTGATTGGAAAGACGCAATAGGTAATTATTCAGCATCAGCATTTATAAAGACGGATGGTACATTATGGGGTTGTGGTTATGGTGGACAAGGATTAATAGGTAACGGCAGTACAATACACAGATCATCACCAGTACAAGTTGGATCATTAAGTAATTGGAATAACATTTATGGTCAAACTGCAGGAAGTATATACTTTATGGCAACAAAATCAGATAACACTTTATGGTTAACAGGTGGTGTTGGGTCTTCAGCAACGTGTACATTGGCACGTTTTGCAGGAAGTATATTTTTGTATTCTCCTGTTCAAGTTGGGGCATTAAGTGATTGGGATAAAGTCTCTGGTGGCTTTCACACAATGCTTGCTATTAAAACTAATGGCACATTATGGTCATGTGGATATAATAATTATGGACAGTTAGGCTTAGACGACGAGATTCATAGATCATCACCAGTACAGGTTGGGACGTCAAGTGATTGGAATTTAGCAAACGCGGGAACATACAGTTCAGCAGCAATCAAAACCGATGGAACATTGTGGACATGTGGAAGAAACATAGAAGGAGAACTTGGGATTGGATTAGTTCCAAACGTTACGGTTATGTCGTCACCAGTTCAAGTAGGTACGTCAAGCGATTGGGGAAGTTTTGGTATTAATGGACTGTCAGATAATGGGGGGTTGAGTGCAATAAAATCGAATGGCACTTTATGGGTAATGGGGTGGAATGTATATGGACAATTGGGTTTAGGCGACATTATTGATAGATCATCACCAGTTCAAGTCGGTACATTGAGTGATTGGAGTAAAATAGCTACTACTACTTATAACTTTGCAGCAATTAAAACAACAGGCACATTATGGGCATGCGGGTACAATCCTAAAGGGCAACTAGGGACTAGTAACAAAATACACAGATCATCACCAGTGCAGGTTGGATCATTAAGTGATTGGAGTACGCTATCTATACATGGTGAATCGTCGTTTTTTATTAAGACTACTGGCACATTGTGGGCATGCGGGTATAACCCATATGGGGTATTGGGACATGGAAATACTACTCATAGATCATCACCAGTCCAAGTCGGTACATTGAGTACTTGGACAAGTGTTATAAACACTACTGGAAGTTCAGTATATGCTATTGGTGGAAATAAACTATATTGTTGGGGGTCAAACAGTGGCGAACTTTGTCTTCCAGATAATATTGATAGATCATCACCTGTTCAAGTGGGGTCATTAAGTGATTGGAGTAAATTAGTTGGGCATGGGGCAATCAAAACGGATGGTACATTATGGGGTTGGAGAGATAATACTTATGGACAATTGATGACAGGCGACTATGAGAATAAATCATCTCCTGTTCAAATAGGATCATTAAGCGATTGGAGTAAAGCAGTAATTAGGAATGACAATATTATTGGGGTTAAGACTAATGGCACATTGTGGACATGTGGACATAACTTATATGGGCAATTAGGACTTGGTGACACCATTCATAGATCATCTCCTGTACAAATTGGATCATTGAGTACTTGGGAAAATATAGAGTCTGGTTGGGGTGCTTATAAAACTGTGGTGGCAAGTAAGACAGATAATACAATATGGACATTTGGAACTATGCCTGTATTTATGATAATATATGGAAATAAAAGAGACACATTTACCAAAGTTGGGACATTAAGTAATTGGACTGACGCAAAAGTAACTAATGGTCATTTTTATGGGATAAATGCTGGTAGGTTATTTGTATGTGGGTCAAATTACTATAGTCAATTAGGAACATATTATATCGGTAATATTTCGTCACCAGTACAAATTGGATCATTAAGTAATTGGAGTGCATTAGATATTTCTCAAAATGCTGACATTGCAATTGCTAAAAACACAGCAAATAGTTTATATATTAAAACACCATTAAATTCAGTAACATTAAATGGTATGCAAAGACCATTTATTAAACATTATGATATAGGAACTACAATCGATAGTATAGTTGGAACTGTTGACATGGTTGGTTATATTAGTGGAGGCAAACTTTTTACGTATGGCGAAAACTTGCAGGGGTCATTAGGAAATGGCAATACAAATCGTAGGTCATCACCTGTTCAAGTTGGATCATTAAGTGATTGGAGCAAACTCGACGGGAATAATACTTGCTTACTTGCTATTAAAACAGATGGCACATTATGGGGATGGGGAGGAAATGTCCATGGAATGCTTGGTATTGGTGTTACAAGTTGGAGGTCGTCACCAACTCAAGTTGGATCATTGAGCGATTGGAGTAAAATTTCTTGTGGTTATTATGGAACTCATGCTATTAAAACAGATGGCACATTATGGGGATGGGGAAATAATGGATTTGGTAAATTGGGTTTAGGCGACACCACTTATAGATCATCGCCAGTGCAGGTTGGGGCATTAAGTGATTGGAGTAAAATTTCTTTTGGTTACAATTGTACATCTGCAATCAAAACAAATGGAACACTATGGATCTCTGGTATTCTACCTATGTCGGACGAACTAATTTATGTATCATCTCCAACACAAATTGGAACAATGTCAAATTGGGAAGATGTTTCTTGTAATATTAATTTAGTGGCAAGCAACACAGACGGTGAGATTTTTGTTGCTGGTCAAAATTCTGGAGTTTTTAGTTTGAGTGGACCATATGGATATTACTAAAATTATTATACATAACAGTCAAATTTATGCAATTGATTCGATAGGAAAAAACTTATGGGTTTTTAATGCCAATAACATACGATATCAATGGGTATTATTAGACGATGATAATTGGCAAGACATAACAAATGGAGATTCTCATTTTATTGGACTTAAACAAAATGGCACACTATGGGGATTTGGCGAAAATAATTATGGTCAATTAGGATTAGGACACACTAATAAGATTGAAAACTTAACAATGCTGTCATCTGCACCAATAACAACAAAATGGAGTAGGGTATCATGTGGAGGAAATTCAACATGTTTAATAGATACTCAAGGGAATGGATATGTATGTGGTGAAAACAAGTATGGACAATTTGGAACTGATAATTTTGTAAATCTTTCTACACCAACACAAATTGGTTCTTATAAAATGCAATATGCTTCTATAAGTAATAGAAATTTAATTTTTATTGATGACAACAACACATTATATGGGTCTGGAAATTATTGGGGGTTAGGTGCTTCTCCAGCAAGTGCTATTACATCAATAAGTTCTCCAGTTCAAATGCAGTCATGTATGGGAATTTCTCAAATTTCCAATGGTGTAAATGGCAATATGTACTATAACATGAATGCAATTGTTGATCATAGAATTTTATCATGGGGTACTTATCCGCAATTTTTTAATACTGAATATAGTTATAATGAAACAATTGATTATCAAAATGGTTCAGATTGGGATTATGTTTCTTCTGTGGGGAATGGAGCATTAGCAGTAAAAACGAATGGTACATTATGGGGGTGTGGGTTTAATGATTGGGGGCAATTGGGAACAGGAGATGCAACTACAAGAAACTTAATGACTCAAATTGGATTATTAAGCGATTGGACACAAATTTCTGGTGAGTATAAAAATGCTGGTGCTGTAAAATCTAATGGTACATTATGGGTATGGGGAAATAATGCTAACGGACAATTAGGACTTGGTGATATTAGAAATAGATCATCTCCAACTCAAGTCGGTACATCGAGTGATTGGTCTTCATTAACATTTGGTGTTAGAACAACAGCATATATAAAAAATGATAACACATTATGGATGTGTGGATATAATACCACTGGAGAATTGGGGTTAAGTGATATTATCTATAGATCATCTCCTGTACAAGTAGGTGGGTTAAGTGATTGGAGTAAGATTAGGTGTGGATATTTTCATTCTGTTTCTATAAAAACTGACAACACATTATGGTCATGGGGGTATTGTTATTATGGACAATTGGGAGTTAGTAACAATGCTAATAGATCGTCACCTGTTCAAGTTGGAGCATTGAGTGATTGGAGTAAGGTTGCTTGTGGTTCTTATCACACTATTGCAATTAAAACAAATAATACATTATGGTCATGGGGTCAAAATACCTATGGCCAATCAGGTCTTGGTAATGTTGTTCATAGATCATCTCCAACTCAAGTTGGCACATTGAGTGATTGGAGTGATATTGCTGGCGGCGACAGATGTTCTTTTTTTCTTAAAAATACTGGTGATTTATGGGCATCAGGAACAAATACAGCAGGAGTTCTTTCAAATACAGTTTCTACTAACACATTTATAGAACTCAAAAAGAATGTTAAGCATGCTGAAACTGCCAATGGAAATACAATGCACTATACATATGACGATGAGTTGTTTTTTTGTGGGAATAATGTATATACTGTTGTTGGTTCAAAATCTTTAGTTCCAGTATCAAGAGGAATTTTAAGGAATTTGGAATTTGAATTAACTCCAACCCTAGCTGTACAGAAACGATTATGACATATAAAGACAAATATAAAAAAATAACAAAAAATTTAGCTCCATATAATTATCAAGCAAATGATTATGCATTTTTGAATAGTGTCGGAAGAAAAAATGTTTTGTTTGGTAGAAATCTTAATACCATGAACGTTTTTCATCCTAACAGGTCTGGTTCTAACAGTAAAACTTTTGTTAGTTCTATTTTAGAAATAACAGACATTGATGACATGGATATAATAGAAGTTACTAATTCTGCAGTATATTTTTCTTATAATGGGGATACTTACATATCCTCATTAACTAGCGATTTAGTATATACATCTTTTTTTACAACTAAAGAAGAAAATTTAATAAAACATCACTTTCCTGTAAAGTTGGTTGCAATTGGTGTTTACGATGGGATATTGTTAGATGTAAATGATAGATTATTTTATAATACATCTCCCTCAACATTTAATAGATTGATACAACATAAAAGCAGTCTCAACACGTTTTCTATACATGAAGAGATTACCTATGTCACAGCAAATACAGTTGTAAATAACCTTGGATTTATAAAATCTGGAACATTATGGACATGCGGATATAATCTCTACGGACAACTAGGGTTGGGGGATATTGTTGGAAGATCATCTTTTGTACAAGTTGGTACTTTAAGTGATTGGAAAACTGTCAACATTGAATCCCATCATTCAATGGGGACAAAGACTAATGGTACATTGTGGACATGGGGATATAACACCAATGGAGAATTGGGATTAGGCGACAAAATTCATAGATCATCACCAGTTCAAGTTGGAGCATTGAGTGATTGGAGTAATGTGTCTAGCGGTGGTAATTTTAAAGCAGGAATAAAAACTACTGGTACATTGTGGGCATGGGGAAGAAATGATTATGGACAACTAGGATTAGGTAATCTTATTAGTAGATCATCTCCAACTCAAGTTGGAACATTGAGTGATTGGAGTACATGTGCGATTTCTGACGCAAGGCTTTTATCTGTTAAAACCAACGGTACATTATGGGCATGCGGGTATAATGTATATGGGTGTTTAGGATTAGGCGACACTATATCTAGATCGTCACCAGTTCAAGTTGGATCATTAAGTGATTGGAGTAAGGTTGATTGTGCAGACGGAAGTTTTACTGCACAAAGAACGAATGGCACATTATGGTCTTGTGGAAAGAACGATGTTGCTCAATTAGGTCATGGTGATACTATTCATAGATCATCTCCAACTCAAGTAGGCACATTGAGTGATTGGAGTATATTTACTATGGGGAAGACCTGTTTAGCTGCGGTAAAAACAGATGGTACTTTATATGTATCACGGAATTTTAAATGTTTAGAAGTAGACGAATATCTTTTACCTTTTAAAAGAAAAATGGATTATTAAAATGATAATAGAAGACATTGCAACTAATATTGGTTCAGTAACCCAAACAATATTAAATGGTAAACTATTTACATTAGGTAATACAACATATGCAGCATATGGGGGCAAAAAATACACATACCTTAACTTACTAGATTCGAGTGCAAACTTTACTTCTTTACATGCTCATAGTGATATAATCTTTGCATTGACCAGTAATAATTGGTTATGGGGATTTGGGAATAATGCATATGGACAATTGGGACTAGGCGACACCACTTATAGATCATCGCCAGTGCAGGTTGGGGCATTAAGTGATTGGAGTAAGGTTTCCCCTGCTAAATTTAGTACAATAGCGATTAAAACAAATGGTACATTGTGGAGTTGGGGCAATAACACCAATGGACAATTGGGACAAAGCAATAATATTTCTAGATCATCACCAACTCAAGTTGGGGCATTAAGTGATTGGAGTAAGGTTGCTTGTGGATATTATACAACTCAGGCTATTAAAACAGATGGCACATTATGGGGATGGGGAGGAAATAATTATGGACATCTAGGACTAGGCGACACTATTATTAGATCATCGCCAGTGCAGGTTGGGGCATTAAGTGATTGGAGTAAGGTTGCTTGTGGTTCTTATCATACTATTGCAATTAAAACAGATGGTACTTTGTGGTCTTGTGGATATAATAATACTGGTCAATTGGGACATGGAAATAGAATTCATAGATCATCACCTATTCAAGTAGGATCGTTAAGCGATTGGAATATTATTGGATGCAGTACATCCAGTTCATATTTTTATAATAATAGTGATGTGTTATATGCGTGTGGGACAACTAATAATCCTGGTCAAACAAATGTACAAAGATCATTACCTACACAATTGGGGTCATTTAAATCAGCATTGAGACCAATGTTAGATATTAAAAGCAATACCACACAGATTGTTCCAATGTTCATTTTAAACAATATTGGAGAAAATAAAAAAACATTAACCTCTTGGAATGGATACCTCGGTGACGGAAATTCAAGCACTAACACACAAATTTATATAGAAGAGAATATGAGTTGGAGAGATGCAACTCGATTCAGTTCATCAGATATTGTTACAATAGATTCATCTGGAAGATTATGGAAAACTAATCTTTGGACACAAACAGACGTTTCTTCTCCTGTACAACTTGGTTCATTATCAAATTGGGAAAAATTGGGAAAAACCAATCAAGAATTAATTTCAACCAAAGATGTGTCTTACGTTAGTAACAATTTAGGAGAATTATATTATTTTGGAAAAAACATTGATTATGCAGATAAATCAACTGCTTCTTATTTTACTGAACCATTTCATATAGATCCAGATGGTAATGAAAGAACATCATATAGATTCATTATAAAAAACGATAATACATTATGGGGGTGTGGATATAACGACTCCAACTATACTCTTTCTATTATAGATGCTGCACATAGATCTTCCCCAACACAAGTTGGCTCATTAAGTGATTGGATGAAAATAGATGAATCATTCTCTTCAGTTTTCTCTGTTAAAACTGATGGAACATTATGGACGTGGGGTGATAATTTTTATGGTCAATTAGGATTGGGTGATACAATCCATAGATCATCACCAGTACAAGTCGGCAATTCACTGAATTGGATTAAAATAAGTGGTGGATTTGCAATCAACACTGATAGAACTTTATGGAGTCTAGGAGGGGAAAATAGTCAAGGGCAATTGGGACTTGGTGACACTATATCTAGATCATCGCCAACACAAGTTGGATCATTGAATGACTGGCATCATATTAGTAGTAATAGTCTTCAGACGTTTGCAGTGTCCATAAAAGGAACATTATGGACGTGGGGGTACAATTTCATTGGTGTTCTTGGTGTTGGTGATACAATCCATAGATCATCTCCAACTCAAGTTGGATCATTGAGCGATTGGTTACACTGTAAAATATATTCTGATGATAGTTCAATAAGCACACTTATATTAAAATATAATGGCACATTATGGTTATGGGGTGGTAATGGATATGGGAACTTAGGATTGGGTGATACAATCCATAGATCATCTCCAACTCAAGTTGGATCATTGAGCGATTGGTGTACAATTTCTTCTTCGTCTGCCGTTAAAACCAATGGCACATTATGGACATGGGGTTTTAATACATATGGTGGATTGGGTTTAGGTGATACAATCCACAGATCATCTCCAACTCAAGTTGGATCATTGAGCGATTGGAAAGAAATTTTAAGTTTTGATAAAATATGCAAACAAAATGGCACATTGTGGGTATGCGGATATAATGGTACTGGTCAATTAGGATTGGGTGATACAATCCATAGATCATCACCAACACAAGTTGGAACATTAAATAATTGGAATTTCCCTAAAGTAAAAGAAATACAAATTTTTGGTGATGACAATATAACGATCAGGGAGGATAACTCCGTGTTTTTTACAGGGTCAGATTTCCATACAACATTTTCTGAGGAAGTTCCACTTACAACACAAAAAAGATTTTATGAAATTGACGACAATGTAATTACGTGCCAAGGGATTACGTACACAAAAAGTGATAATTCGATGTATATATGCCCGTCTTACGGTTTTAATTTTGTTGGATATTTTTTTCCATACTACGACAGAAATTATAAAATTTCTAATACATTAAAATGGAAAAAAATGATTCATAGGAGTGGTAACTGTTCTGTGGCAATTGATAGTGACGATAAAATATATCAAAGTGGAGTACAAAGTTCTGGACTAGCAACTCCAACTGGATCATACACAAAAATAGGAAATGATACATGGAGTGATGTTGGTATTACAAATGATTATAGTGTCATATCTGCTGTTAAAACGAACGGAACGTTGTGGTCATGGGGACTTGGGATTTATGGGTGTTTAGGATTAGGCGACACTATATCTAGATCGTCACCAGTTCAAGTTGGAACATTAAGTGATTGGAGTAAGGTTGTTGGTTCTAGAAGAAGTTTTGCATTTTTAAAAACGAATGGCACATTATGGACATGTGGGTATAACTTAACCGGTTGTTTGGGATTGGGGTTAGGTGACACTGCATCTAGATCATCTCCAACTCAAGTTGGAACATTGAGTGATTGGAGTAAAATTAGTACAAAAGGGGAGTATGATTTTGCTTTTTACAATGCATCAAATACTTATGTTACTGGTGAGTTAAAAACATATTTTGGTGTGTCTGGTATCGGTACGCTTTCACCTGTCGGGTTATATTCTGATATAGATGGAAATTTAGCGTTAAAACCAAATGGAGAATTATATTATCTTAATGATGTTTCTCCAATAAGAATAGGATCAAGTTCTAATTGGGTTAAAATATCAGATGGTCTTGCAGTAAACAGTGATAAAAAAGTTTTTAGTTATACTACTTATTCAAAGAAAGCAAAGAATAAAAAATGGAATAAACAAGCAAAATCGATTAGTGTTGGTGGATTAGACACACCGTTTTTATGTACAGTAACAACAGACAGCACATTGTGGAGTTGGGGGTATAATCAATATGGAACGTTAGGAGTTGGGGATCAAGTCCATAGATCATCTCCAACTCAAGTCGGCACATTGAGTGATTGGAGTAAAGTTGCTTGTGGCACTCAACATGCTGCTGCTCTCAAAACAGATGGCACTTTATGGGCATGGGGATATAATAGTTATGGACAACTATCTAGTACTGGTCTTTCTTCTAACTCGACTGCTGCATCTCCTGCACAAATGGGAAGTTTGTCTATATGGCAAAATGTATGGTGTATGGATGCAGCAATTATAGGCGAGGTAATCAAATGACATACAAAGGAATTAACTTCGTCAATAAGAGTATATTTGAGAAAGAAGGGTATTTAGTAGCATCGAGTAGATATGATTCTATTGAGTTACCAAGATTAGTTCCAGATATAATTGATCATTCTTATGGTCCTCTCAGTGAGATTTACATAAAAACGAATGGTACAATGTGGGCATGTGGATATAATGGACCGTGGGGAAAGTTAGGAATTGGTACAGCAGGGGATTATACAGAACGATATTCTTCTCCTATTCAAGTTGGGACATTAAGTACATGGGAAAAGATAACCGTTAGTTGGGGTGCTTCTTTTGCAATCAAAACCAACGGCACATTATGGTCATGGGGGGATAATGAATATGGAAGTTTATGTCATGGTGACACAGTTCATAGATCATCACCAACACAGGTTGGATCGTTAAGTACGTGGTCTAGAGTGTGGAATGAATTTGGAAATTTTATTGCAACAAAAACGAATGGTACATTATGGGTGTGTGGAGATAATTCTGATGGGAAATTAGGTTTAGGAAACACTATTAATAGGTCGTCCCCAGTTCAAGTTGGGGCATTAAGTGACTGGAGTCAGATATCAGGTTCCGGTGGTAAAGTAGTTGCTATTAAAACAACTGGCACGTTATGGACATGGGGCAAGAATGATGGTTATAATAATTTAGGTCTTGGTGATACTATTAATAGATCATCCCCTACACAGGTTGGAACATTGAGCAACTGGAGTGCAATAGGGTTGAATGGAGATTTTACAATAATGTTAAAATCGACTGGCACATTATGGTTTTGTGGATATGCTTTTAATAATGTTTTTTATAGTGAAAATAAATCATCCCCTGTTCAGGTTGGTACATCAAGTGATTGGAGTCAAATATATGTGACTAATATTAATTCTATTCTTGGTATTAAAACGAATGGGACATTATGGAGAATTGGAGAAGACCCCATTTTTTATGGGGAAGTTACAGATAATAATGGTGTTCAGACTGGAACATTAAGTGATTGGGGAAGTTTTAAAGGAAGTCATAGTAATACGTTGATTAAAAAGACAAACAATACTTTTTGGAATTATGATTTTGATGGAGTATTTCACCCAATAAATGATAAAGAGGGTAATATCACTGCTTTATTGTCAAGAAAATATAACACAAGCAATATTAATATTTCTGATATGTATCGTCTTCAAGAAAGTTCTTTTTTAATATTTGAGGATACAAGAATATTGGTTGGAGGAGTAAATTCTTACGGACAATTAGGATTAGGTCATACCAGTTTTGTTACCACTCCAGTACAGTTAGGGGAAATAAACGAATGGAAATTTGGGTATTTTTCTTCACAGTTTTTGATGTCTGTCTTTTTAAAAATGAACGGCACTTTATGGACTTGTGGTTATAACAATTTTGGACAATTGGGACTTGGTGACAACCTTGCTAGATCATCACCAGTACAGGTTGGGACATTAAGTGACTGGAGTAAAATTGGTGAAACATATGTAACTAGAACAGACAATTCTGTATGGGTATGGGGTTGGAATATTGACGGAAAATTGGGACTTGGTGACACTATTGATAGATTATCACCAGTACAGTTAGGAATAAAAAACGAATGGGATAAAATAGTATCTAACGGACGTATGTCAGTGTTACTCAAAACAAATGGCAATTTATGGACATGTGGTTATAACAATTTTGGACAATTGGGACTTGGTGACACCATTCATAGATCATCACCTGTACAAGTTGGAACATTAAGTGACTGGAGTAAAATTAGTGGAGCTGGAGTGAGCATATTTGCATTGAAAACTAACAATACATTATGGGCATGTGGATATAATTATAATGGGCATTTAGGATTGGGAGACACTATCCATAGATCATCTCCTACACAAGTTGGAACATTAAGTGATTGGTATGATACATACGGCAACTATGCTGTAAAAACCGATGGTACGTTGTGGTGTATTAACAATTCTTTAGTGTCAAGTCCAATACAAGTTGGGAAGTCTTTTAATTGGGTCAAACCAATCAGTACTGGAACTATATGGGGGCAATATATCGGATTAGCGAAGTGATATAAATAACCATGTGATTGACGTTTAACTTTACTTTGGAGACATTATGCAAAAGATACATTTCATATCGGGTCTGCCCCGTTCAGGCACTACTTTGTTGTCATCTATTCTTGGACAAAACCCAAGATTCTCATCATCGATTTCTGGTCCAGTAGCACGATTCACACGTGCCATCATTGAAGAGTCACAATCCCAAGGTGGATACAGATTCCAATGTCCTGCAGAAAAACGCAAAGAACTTATTCACAATGTCATTGATACCTACTACAACAAATCGAATGAAGTAGTGTTTGATACTAATCGTGGTTGGACATATATGATGCCACTGTTGGCAGATCTTTACCCAAAGGCAAAAGTTGTTTGTTGCATTCGTTCTATTCCATGGATTCTGGATTCGTTTGAACAGTTATTCGCAAAGAATCCATATGATGTGCCACTCATGTTTCCTCAAGGTGCAGGTGTGTCAGTGTATTCAAGAACCTCATATTTACTTTCCCAAGATGCCTTTATTGGGTTTGCATATAACGGAGTCAAGCAAGCAATGTTTGGTCCTGCTAAACAAAATCTGCATATCATTCAATACGATCAGTTGGCAAAGAATCCAAAGGGTGTGGTGAAACGTCTGTATGAATTTATTGGCGAACCTTGGTATGAGCATGACTTCAATAATGTTGATGTGAATTATGACGAGTTTGATACTGATATGAATATCAAGGGTCTGCATCATGTGCGTAAAAAGGTTGAGTTCAAAGAACGTCCTACCATTCTTCCACCTGATGTTTTCAATGAATATGAAAAACTTGACTTTTGGAAACATATGAGATGAATCGGTTGGAGCTAATAAAAAATGCTCTAGCCATAGGAAATCATCAGTATGCAAATAAAGTTTTAACAGTATTAGAGCAGGAAAATCATCCAGAGGTTCATCTATTGCGTGAAGCATATGATGAACTTGTGGGTGATGTATATTGGGAATCTGGAGAACTCTTGAAAGCGTTTTCCATTTACCAAAACAAAAGTCAGCAACAATCCAAACAGTTCTTGGGTTATGACCATGGAGTAATAGAAAATCATACTACACGGTCATTGAGTTATAACCCTGCGTTTTTGTTCGACTACAAAAAACATGGATTCGAGGATGACAAATATTGGAATGGTCAAGATCTAACAGGGAAGACCTTATTGATTCTGACTGAAGCAGGGTACGGAGACGAGATAATTTTTCTGAGTTTTATCCGACCACTTTTGGAACAGAATTGCAAGATTGTTGTTTTGTGTTCTGAAGGATTGCAATCCATAGTCGAGCGTAGTTTTAGTATTGAAACTTCATCAGTCTCAAATGTTAAACCACATGATTATTGGATTGACATTTTTAAACTGCCAGTCATTTTGGGTATCAGTAAACCAGATATCACACCCTATATTTGTTCTAGTCCAAATTTAGCCTATTACTATGACTTATCACCTCTGAATAGTCTAAAAATAGGCTTGCGCTGGCATGGTGATACTCCTAAAGCAGTGATTAAACCACTAAGTTATCTTGTTGATGCATTCAAACCATTCGGCAGTTTAATATCACTGCACAAAGAGGTATCTGACCCACACAGGCACACGATTGAAACCACTACTGAGGTTTTGGAATACGATTATCCATCATGGGAACACACATTGGCAATGATAGATCAGATGGATTATATCATTACCAATGAAACTTCAATTTCGGTAATGTCTGCTGCTATGGGGAAACCCACTATAGTCATTGCACCTAAACCACCCTATATATGTTGGGCATCTCATATTCCTTGGTTTAAAGATGTTCATGTGTTTAGTAAGAACGATGAAAAATGGGAAGGCGCAATTGATGCTGCAGCAGACTACTTGAGGAATCGAATTGAAAGAGATATATGAAGAAGTTCTGTCTGGATGGTTATACCAAACGAATGAGACTGGCGAAATAAAATATGATTACGACTATGTGCACAATGTGTATGACCGTTATGCCATGGTGGATGAAATGTCGAAATTGAGATATGACTTTATCAAGAGAAATGTCAAGTTTAAATCCATTCTAGACGTTGGGTATGGCAACGGATCATTCTTGAAGTATTGTTCAAAACATGGTAAAATATGCTTTGGGTATGATATATCTGGATATGAGTTACCAAAAGAAATAAGCGTTATAAATAGTATCAATGAGGCAGTCGATGTAGTTACATTTTTTGATTCATTAGAACATTTCCCACAACGAGATTTGAATTCTGTTTTGGATCAATTGAAATGCAGATATATATCTATATCAGTTCCATGGAATCACTACTCAGGAAAAGATTTCAAGGACTGGAAACATAGAAAACCGAATGAACACCGACACCATTTTAATGCAACAGGTTTGGCAAGTTTGTTTTACAAGAGTAATTTTAGTTTGATTGAAGTGTCTTCATATGAAGACAAAATCAGGGGAACGATTCATGGGTTGCCCAATATATTGAGTGCAATTTTTAAAAAGTCAGAATGAGGTCATTATGAAACTTGACGTAATTATTAGAACATGTGACAGATCAGGGGCATTACAGAATGGACAGATTCGGTTAGTGCCAGATGATCGTAAAGACATGATCTTGAAATGTGTCGATTCAGTATTCAAGGCATGTAATAACTCATACCACAATATCAAAATCAAAGTTCTGGATGATCATTCGTCAGACGAGTTTCTGACAGAATTGAAAGAGAAAGCAGAGAAACTTTTCCATCCATATGAGGTTATCAATCTGGAAGAGACTGGATTTAACCATTCTGCATTCATGCAATTCAAGACTGGATTGGAAGCAGAAGAATTGGTGTATTTCATTGAAGATGATTACTTCCATACTCCTGATGCAATCTCAACGATGACAAGTTTTATGCAAGCAGCACCTGCACAATCTTATCACCGTTTTAATCCTATGGTATTGACACCGTTTGATTCACCACATCGATATTGGCCAGGATTGATTGAACCGTCATTGATGGTGTATTTTGAGAATCGCTATTGGAGAACGACACGATACACTGCCAACACCATGATGATTCACAATCAAACACTGAAAACATTTTGGCCAATGTTTGAGAACCTTGCACGTAATTACCCAAAGGTAAAAGAGAACGACACGATCAATCAACTCTATACCAATCTGGTTACACATGCTGGACCAATCGCATGTTTCTCACCAATCCCATCTGTTGCATATCATATGTCGTATCAGAATGAACCACCGAATGACTTGACGAACAAATTTACTAATTGGAAAAAGGAGTGGAATGATTATGAGTGGAATTAAATTACATTTGGGTAGTGGATACAAAAGTTTTGACGGATACAAAAACGTAGATTTTGATGCGGCATGCAACCCTGATTTTGTGGTTGATCTGAGCAAACCAAATTGGCCATGGGAAGATAATTCAATTGATGCTGTTATCTCACATCACCTCTTTGAACACTTAGGTGATCCAGACTTCTTTATTTTCCTCAAAGAACTTTATCGAATTTGCAAACCCAATGCAATCATTGAGGTGGTAGTTCCACATCACCGTCATGATTGTTTTATGAATGACCCAACCCATCGTCGCCCAATCACAATTGAGGGTATGAGATTGTTCAGTAAAGCACACAATAAATACTGCATAGAGATTGAAGATGGTTCAAGTCGTTTGGGGTTGTATTACGACATTGACTTTGAGATTATTGATTATAAGTTCAACATTGATCCGATGTACCAACCAATGTTGCAAGATATGCAACAAGGGTCACAAGAAGAAGCACAATTTCAAAGAATGTTGCGTGAGTTAAATAATACAATTGTGGATGTTAAATTTACATGGATGGTGATTAAAGATGAGTGATTGTGTGACTGGAAACTGTCAGGTTCCTATGCCTACAGAACAATCTGGCGATAACATGCCAGCATATCAAAACGCAATGAACGATTTTGCCGCATTGCATATGACTATTGATCTGCTCAATCGAACAGAGAATTTTGAACTTATCAAGACCTTGTTTGGAAAACTTGAGAAGGACAAAATCTTTCCAAAGAATGTCATGGGATATGACCTATTGTGCTATGCATATTACAAGGCAAAAGAGTACAAGACAGCAATCAAGTATGGTGAATTTGCCGTGGGTGCTGCTGGTACTCCACAAGAGAAAATGGCAGTGCGCTATAACATTGGCAAGTGTTATTTGAACGGGAACGAACCAATCAAGGCACGTAATTCGTTTGACATGGTTTCCAAGATGGATCCAAACAAGATTGATGTTAAGTTGGATCTTGCTGCTGCACTGTATGCATGTAACCAAAAAGAAGAGGCATACGAATTACTGAAAGTACTTGAGGACGAGAGTTGGCGATTTGATGATCGTGATGCATTGGCGATTCAGTTCAATTTGGGCGCACACGAAATGCGTCATGGCAATTTTAAAACAGGTATGGACTATCTCTCCATTGGTCGCAAATTAAGAATTTGGGGATCATATACTCACAGGTTTCCTATTCCAGAATGGGACGGTAAGACATATGAGGGCAAGCATATCCTTGTAGTTGGTGAGGGTGGTATCGGAGATGAAATCATCAATGCACGTTTTGTTAAGCATGTCAATGATCGTGGTATGAAGATGTCGTTTGCATCATGTCAGAAACTTGATTCCATTCTTGCCAGATTGCCTTTTGAGACTACATTCAACTATCAGAAATTTACGACAGACATTCCACAGATTATGGATTTTGATTTCTGGACACCAGCAATGAACTTACCAAAAGTGTGCGGTGTGGATTTCGATGATTTGTGGTATGGAGCATATTTGACTGTTGATCCAGAATATGATGCAAAATGGAAAGAGATTCTGCCCGATACAGGCAAACTCAAAGTCGGTGTGCGTTGGTCTGGCAATCCTTTGTACGAACATGATTTGCATCGTTCATTACCACTAACAGGATTATGGGAAAAGATCAAGGACAAAGGGTGGGACGTGTATTCCATTCAACGTGATTATGATTTGGAACGTCTCACAGAATTTCCAGAGATTAAACCATTGCACGATCATCTAGAAACCTTTGAGGATGCACTTGCGTGTATCGGCAATCTTGACCTTGTGATTACCTCATGTACGTCTATTGCCCATGCTGCAGCAGCATTAGGTAAGAAGGTGATTGTATTTACACCAATCATGGATTATTACATCTGGTCAGAGGGTAGGACAGATTCGAGTTGGTATGGAAACAATCTGCGACTTGCTAGACAGACAGTGCCTAAGTCGTGGAAAGAACCACTAGATCAATTAGATCAATTGCTAGAAGAAGTGAATAATGCGTGATTTTAAATTCACCATCAATTGGTTTCTTGATAAGGTAGATACCCTATTCATGATTCAAAAGGTTCAGGATTGGGAGAACAAACCTCTCTCAATCCTTGAGATTGGATCGTATGAAGGGTATTCGACCACATACTTCCTAGATGTGTATTGTGCAAATCCAGATTCAACTATCATGTGTATTGATAATTGGAAAGGTGGTGTTGAACATGATGGCACAGATTTCGAAGAGATATATAGAACATTCCTTCACAATATGAATGAGAGTGGAAAGGTAAATCAAGTGTCTCACCTACGTGGAAGCAGTATAGATTGTTTATGTCAATTGCAACAACAAAAGGCAAGATATGATTTTATCTATGTTGATGGGTCACATCAGGCAACTGATGTTTTGGGAGATTGTGTTTTAGGGTTCAATATGCTAAAGGTTGGTGGAGTTATCATGTGTGATGACTATCTATGGAATCAGAATATAAGTAGTTTGACCATGAGACCAAAACTGGCAATTGATTCGTTTGCTAACGTTTTTTCAGATAAAGTAGAGATATTCAGAACAATGTCAAATTGTTTTGCTGCAAAAAAGATTAAGGAGTAGATATGACAGTTTCAGTCGCATTAGTTAAATTAATGTATGTTGATAATTTTTATAATGACATTCACGATATAGCAGGTGCAGTCTATGGATTGAACTATGTTCCAAAGAAATTTGGTCATGAAGTGGACGATTTTAATATGATTGATCCAAGTCTTATTAACAGATTCAGATACATGTGTCAAGATGATAAGTTGGTTATTGATGAAAAGAATTCTGGTGTATTCAGAAAACCTATGATCAATATCCACTATGAAGATTTCAAAACTGCTTTCGATTGGTGCTTTACCATTGCGTTAGTTGAAACACAATTTCAGTTATACAAACACACTAACGGGACAGAGGATGCACTCGCAAATCCAACATTGAATTCATACAACAACAATATTTTGGAATGGGATTGCATCACTAGCGTTACTTTGAAACCGAATCAATGTGTTTTCTTTAGACCGTGGTTATACCACTCGTTTTTAGGTGGTCTAACCCAACACTATATCATGAATCATGATATTTCATTATATACACCAGAAGAAAAAGCGAGAATAGGATTGACATGATCGGAAAAACTGCTGCTTATACCATATGTAAAAACGAACATCAATTCGTTGAAAAATGGTTGTACTACACTCGTGAGTTTGATTACCGTGTCGTCCTTGACACTGGTTCGACTGATGGCACATGGGAAGAGTTTGAGAAGGCAGCAAAGGATGACAAAAATCTAATCATTGAACAAAGAACATTCACCCCTTGGCATTTTTCTGTTGCTCGTAATTACAACATGACGATGGTTCCCAAGGATGTTGAGTGGGGATTATCACCAGACCTTGATGAGTATTTTTCGATCAACGTGTTACCAGAGATGGAAAAGACTATTGCAAAAATACCCCAAGTAACCAACATATCGTGTGATCGTCTAGATGTGTATAGTGATGTGGTCAGAGTTGGACCACCAAAAACGATTGGTACGAACAAGATCCATCGTTTCACAAAGTATAAGTGGAATCAACCAATCTACGAACATCTGGTGTGGATTGGTGAAGGAAATGAACTAGAGATTTATAACGATGACATTTATCTTATTCATGATCAGGACTTCAAGAAAAAAGAACGTAGTCCTCTCTATCTAAAAATGCTGCGAGAGGAATATGAAGTAAATCCGTCAAACTGTTGGACATTGTGGTTTCTTGTCAATCATTATTTCAAGGAGCAAGACCTAGACAATTTTGTCAAGACTGCATGTGACTTTATTAGGTATTCCAATCAAGACGAAAAATACAAAGAGATTAGACAGGTGTTGATTAGATTTTATCAAAATGATGAAGTGACACCAGAGTATAAAACGATGATTCAAGATGCAATGAAAAGTCGAAGATGAAATATAGAGTCGTCTTCACAACGCACGATACTCAAATAGAAAGTTTACATGGTGGTGCGCGACTGTTTGATTTAAACAGAACAGAACTGGCAATATTCTCGTTTATATCTCTCATGGATGCGTTTAAGACAGCAAACATATCCCCAGACGTTTATATTATTGCAGATCGAATCACAGACCGTTTGCGTAATTTTTTTATTTCACAGAATGTGACGGAGATTATAGATGTCAAACCACATGGCACGTTTGAAACCCATGGGTTAAAACCTGGGCAGTTTCTGGCATGGTTGAATACTGCATATGAAAAGATTCTGACGTTTGAACCAGAAGATATCATCTGTCACGTTGAAGATGATTATGTATTTGTGGAAGAGGCAATCGTTGCCATAGATGAATTATATAAAATGGCAGGGACATATTTGTATGGGTTTGAGAATACAGATTTCATTATTCACCCAAGCAATGAACCTGCGATGTATAGGGAAAAAAGTCTAACTGGAAAACTGGATTACAGACTATTTTATTCTCTGTTTAGAGTTTGGGTGCAATCAGACGCAGCACACCACACACTTTTCTATAAGCAACGTCTTATTCATGACGAGTTCATGAAAAATGCCTACATCAATGAAGATGTGCACAATCGAGAACCGCAACTTTGGGAATTTAGCAAGAGGAATCTTGGGTTAAGACCAATCCCAAGTTTGGCAAATCACATGAACCCATTCAACTCTGATCGACACCTAAATTGGGGTGCTAGATTAGATCAACTATACCACAAATACAACTTAGGTAAATACTAATGAAAATATCTGCAGCAGTTATATGTAAGAACGAAGAGCAGTTTATCCCCAAGTGGTTAAACATAATGAAATCCGCAGATGAGATTGTGGTGGTTGATACAGGGTCAACTGATAATTCTGTCCAATTATTGCGCGATGCAGGATGTAAGGTGATAGAAGAAATAATTGAACCGTTCGATTTTTCAAAAGCAAGAAATTTATCTGTGTTAAATGTAAGTGATGACACAGACTGGATTGTTACAGTAGATTTTGACGAAATGTTAGACGAGAACTGGCGAGAAAAATTTGAAGAACATATTTCACACAATCCATTTACCACCGCAGTCTGGTGCAAAGTAAATAGTCTGAATGCAAATGATGAATGGGAAGAGTATAAAGAAGGAAACAAGAAATTTTATCGCAATAAATATTACCAATGGAAGAGTCGCATACATGAGCATTTGGTGGCAAGTGGTGAAGAAATTGAATCAAGATCTGATATATGGTTGCATCATTATGCAAACAACGTAGGTAAAAAGGATGCGTGGTACACAAAACTATGTATTGAGGAATTTGAAGAAAATGGAAACCATCATGCATTGTGGTTTGCTATACAACATTTTGTAAGGAATGAAAAACCATACGAAATAGTCAAGTATTGTAAGGCATATTTGAACAGCACTAAACATGAGACCGTCTCATTCAGAATATACGTTTATCATCATTTGATCAATGAATTGGTTAAACAGAAGCAGTTTCAAGATGTGTTCTACCATTGTATGGGGTTGTTGGTTGAACATGCGTCAGTGGAAACCCAAAATTACATTATTCAAACTGTTCTATCTTGCAATCATTTGTCTTTTGCATTATTTGTTATTGACACGTTTGGCAGACAGGACTTATCTGAACTAAGGGAACAAATTATTACCAACTTAAAATGACATTCACAACTTCATATCGAACAGACGTAAAAGCAGCATATATTCTAAGAATTAAAGGGAATGAAATTTCCGAAGAATTTACAAAAAAGTGCATTGCATCTTGTGATGAAGTGTGTATGCCGTATGAGATTGTTGATTCATATGACGGAACTTCTGGAAAAATAATTCCTCCTGCTAAAGTTCCAGATTATATGAACTTAGTAAAAATTACAAATACAAGTTTGACTTTTGGAGAACAATGTTGTGCTCTAGGGCATTTCATGCTATGGGCAAAATGTGTTGAACTAGACCAACCAATAGTGATATTGGAACACGATGCCATAATGGTAAAACCATATACAGAGCATAAATATATCAATGCTATCGTTTATCTAGGAAACATTTCCCAACAACGAGGGTTAAAGAATGGTGCAGACATTTATCACACCATAAACGGGAATTACACCTATATGAATAGAGCACATGCATATGCAATAGACCCTGCAGTGGCGAGGCAAATGGTGGCAAAGATCATAAAATACGGTATTTTTACCATTAATGACGTGTTTATTAGACTTGATGAATTTTGTGTCATTCAAGACGGGTTTTATGCATACGATAAAGCAGAATACAAAACAACAATTACTGGCAGAACAAGACCTTCTTTAGATCAAAAAAAGAAAAGATTGGATCATATGATCAGAAATACCTAGTTCGCAATTTGCTTATTTATAAATATATAATACATTTTAAGGAACCACTATGGCAATTATTACAAATACGTTCAATCGCTATGCAAAAAATAACATATCATCTGGTGGGGAATTGTTAATTGACACCACTGGTGTTCCAACAAATACTGATATGACAGTTATGGGGTTTGTTATTACCAACGTTACTGCAGCACCAATAACAATTACCGCATACGTAAGAATTGATGGCAATCCACACCATCTAGTCAAGAACAATATTATCCCAGAAGGTGAATCATTGATTGTTATTGGTTGGGATCAAAAGTTAGTGTTAAAAACTACGGATGATATCTACGTCGAAACTAGTGGTCCAACAGAATTTGCAGATGCAATTTTGTCTGTGTTAGAAATCGCAAAGGTATAAACACCTATGTCATTTAAATATAGGACCGTTGGATATTCACCAGAATATGCAACAACTACAGGGTCGACAACAAACGAATTTCATAATCCAAACAATTTCATGGATGGTTCCGTTGTTACATTTGAGGACAATTCTTTGCTAATTGCTGAGAGTGGTGCGGATATATTAGTATCCTCTGGGGCAACACTTAAAGTAACAGATGCCCCAACAACATCACTCGATGTCACTAACCTATCTTATGTAACGACCCAATTAGCATTAAAGTTAAATTTAGTTGGTGGAACGTTAACTGGTGCATTGACTTTGAGTGGTGCGCCAACTATTCCTCTTCATGCAGCAACCAAGGCATATGCAGACTTGATGTTGCCTTTAACTGGTGGGACATTGACTGGTGCTTTAGTATTAAATGGCGCACCAACATTACCATTACATGCAGCAACCAAGGCATATGCAGACTTGATGTTGCCTTTAACTGGTGGGACATTGACTAGTGGAGATTTAATACTAGCAAATCATCCGTCAGAGTTCTCAAATGGTAAAATTGCAGCAACAAAGGCATATGTAGATGCAAGATTAGGAATTTTTAATGCTGGTGCTGGTATTGGCAAAGCAAGCACCACATCAACTCCAATAACTGGAACATATGCTCAATCTGGTGCAGAAATTACTGTAACAACGAGTGTGTCACATGGGTACTCTAAGGATACTCTTGTAACGATAACCTTCTCTGGTGATCCAGTTAATGATCCAATAGATGGTGCATATTCAATCGTTACCTTACTTGGTCCAACTGGATTTGCTCTTGCTGCTGAAGACACAGCAACAAGAGCAGGGACCGTGTCTATCGTTACAACAGTGCATGAAGTTTTTGTAGATTCAACCACATTGACAGTCAATGCAGACGGGTTAGATTTAACTGTATTGCATGATGCTGGTTTATTCTTAGAACCTATAGGGGCAGCAGCATACTCTGATACTGCATGGTACGATAAAGTTAAAGTTGATGAGTATGGTAGAGTAATTAGTGGTAAAAATACCCCACTTGTTAATGCTGCAGATGGTACTTTTAATAAGGTGACAATATCTGGTGGTTATATTACATATGCATCAAATGAAGAATATCTAACAGAAAATGATGAAATATCTTTGACTGGTGACGTTGTTGGTTCTGGAACTACTGCTATAAGTACGACCCTTTCTGTGATTGACGGGTTAAATGCTGGCACATACTCAAAAGTTACGGTAAACACCAAAGGTCGTGTCACCGCAGCATCACAATTAAGTGCAAGTGATATATCAAATGCATTAGGATACACCCCACCTAGAGATACAAATATAAGATTCCTACACTTAAAATCTGGATATCAGGCACTGAGTTGGGGGTCATCCCCTGCAAACCTTGTTGTTGCAGGTTCTGATAATTGGCCAATGGGGTCAGAAGGGTTTTCAGTATCTGGTCAATATTTGTATGTACCAAAGGGTGTGTATCAAGTAATTTTCTACGGCACATCTAACTGGTGGCATGGATGGTATGGATATTGGTGGAATGGGGACTGGTGGAATAACTACTCATCATATTACTATAACCCATCGATGATTGAAGTTAACGGTGTAATTCAATCTGCTGCTTTTTCAAATTATGGCGGTTGGTGGTGGTACTGGAATAGACAATATTCATATCCAGATAAGTCACAAGATTTTTGCTTAACGGACACTTATTATCTGCCTTCAAATGGATATATGAGGTTCTATGTTCCGCATTTATATGGTTGCACTTATTGGTATAACGTGAAGGTGGTTAAATTAAGATAATGATAAATATACAATAATGCGAAAACATTATCAGATAAAATTATAAAAAGGAGTACAAGTTATGCCATTACTAAGCCCTGGCGTTCTTATCAAAGAAAAAGATTTCACAACAATTGTTCCAAACGTTGCAACCGCTATTGGTGGTATTGCTGGTGACTTTAGTCAAGGTCCATTAAATACTCCAATTTTGATCACGTCTGAGAATAAATTGGCAGAAGTCTTTGGCCAACCAACAGAAACAAACTATGCAACATGGTTCACTGCTGCAGAATTTTTAGGATACACCAATAAGTTGTGGGTTGTTCGCGCAATCCCTGCAGAATGCAAAAATGCATGCCAAACTGGTAGCATCGTTCACGTAACAAAGAACGGCACATTCACACAATCAACTGGTTCTTCAACAGTCAATATCAAGATTGTCAATCATGGGTATGAAGTTGCAGATAACCTTGCATTAATTTTTACCGATGATGGTGCTACACCACCTGATGACAATTATGCGGTTGCTACAGTAAATGGTGCGCCAGTTGCTACATCAAGTGGATCGTCAACAGGCACAGTCGCAACAATCAATACAGCAACTGCACATGGTTTAGTTAATGGTGACTATGCAACTATTGCTGGTGTTACACCTGCTGGTTATAACGGTACTGTTGTAATCACAAAAGTTGATAATGACACCTTCACATATACTCTTCCTAATGCTGGTCATGATTTAGTTGCAGTGAGTGTTCAAGGTACAGTTACAGACATCAATACATTGACAGTAACCACAACATTACCTGCTGGTGAAGACAAGATTGGTGATGTTCAATCAACATTGACCACAATCTCTTCAATTCAGGTAGCAAACTTTGAAGACTACGAAGCAAAATGGCCAACGTCATTAGATACTGCAGGTACGTTCATTGCTAAACAACCAGGCATTGCTGGTAATGCGCTTAAGGTCGTATTAGTTGATGCAGGTAACTACACATTAACCAAAAATGATACAGCAATGGTTGATTATTCTGGTAAGAGTTATACTGATTATATGCCAGGTGAACCAGGAACTTCTTTATACACTGCTGGTAGAGCAATTGCAGAATCAGAACTTAAGTCAGACGAATTATCAGTGTTGATCATCGACGCAACTGGTGAAATTTCTGGAAAAGCAAATACAGTTCTAGAAGTGTTCAACTATGCATCTAAGGCATTTGACGCAATCGATTACAAGAATACATCCTTGTACTATGCAGATGTTGTTAATACTCAGTCAGCATATGTGTATTTCAACAAGCACCCATCATCAAGCATTGAAGTATCAGATAACATCACAACTTTTGGTTGGGGTAAGTCTGCATTTGATGTAGCAAATACTGGTGATAAGTTTGCTGACTTGACAGCAGTTCTTTCATACACCTTGTCAGGTGGCGATTCAGGTACAACTCCAGAAGCAGCAGATATTATCGATGCATATGACGAGTTGAAGAATCCAGAAGATTTAGATGTCAATTTGTTGATCACTGGTAATCATCCAACGTCAGTAATTGCACACGTGTGTGAAATGGCAGCAACAAGAAAAGACTGTGTTGCATTCCTTACACCACATAATAATGGTGCAAGATATACCAACAGAGCAACAATGACTACTGACATTCTTGCATTTAAGGATTCATTGAACGTTGCTGATATGTTCCATTCATATTGCGTTATCGATACTGGTTTCAAATACATGTTTGATCCATACAATCGTCGTTATCGTTGGATTCCATTGAACGGTGACATTGCAGGTATCTGTGCAAGAACAGACGAATTAACCGATCCATGGTGGAGTCCAGGTGGTTTCAATCGTGGTGGAGTTCGTAACATCATCAAACTTAGCTACAACCCAAACCAAGCAGAGAGAGACATTCTTTATCCAAAAGGTGTAAACCCTGTTGTTACATTCCCAGGTTCTGGAACAGTGTTATTTGGTGATCGTACAATGCAAGCAAAACCAAGTGCATTTGATCGTATCAATGTGCGTAGATTGTTTATTGTTTTAGAAAAGGCAATCAGTACTGCTGCTAAGTATCAGTTGTTCGAGTTCAACGATTCATTCACGAGAGCACAATTCAAGAATATGGTCGAACCATTCTTGCGTGATGTTCAAGGTCGTCGTGGTATCACAGACTTCAAGGTTATTTGTGATGAATCAAACAATACTGGAGAAGTCATTGACCGCAATGAATTTATTGCAGATATATATGTTAAACCAGCAAGAAGCATTAACTTCATCTACTTGAACTTTATTGCGACAAAAACTGGCGTTGACTTTTCAACAGTAATCGGTGGTTAATAGGAGATAAGTAATGTCACTACAGCAATTTAAATCAAACTTGTTAGGTGGAGGTGCTCGTCCTAACCAATTCAGAGTTGAATTGACCTTCCCAGGTTTAGCATATAACTCATCTGAAGCAGGAAGACGCGCACAATTTCTTTGCACTGCGGCATCCTTGCCAGGTTCTGAAATCGGTATTGCACCAGTGTTCTTTAGAGGTCGTGAGTTGCCATTAGCGGGAGAACGCAAGTTCAACCCATGGACAATCACGATCCTTAACGATACTGACTTCCTTATCCGTAATGCATTTGAATCATGGGCAAACGCAATTAACAACTTGAGATTCAACACTGGCGTAACCAATCCAACAGTGTATTCATCTGACATGTCTGTTCATCAGCTTGATCGTAACGGTGGAACACTTAAGTCATACAAGTTTGTTGGAGCATGGCCAAACAATATTGCAGAAATTCCATTAGCATTTAGTCAGAATGATGTAGTAGAAGAATTCCAAGTAACTTTATCATTTATGCACTATGAAACTGATTTCAGTTTTGCTGGTGGTGGTGCAAACGTGGGGATTAGTGCTGGAATTAACTTTCGTTAATTGATGTGAGTACCATTGTTATGAAAGAATCTAATGAAACTATTTGAAGATGCACAGCAGTATATCCAAAATCTTTTTGGATTAAATATTGAGAAGATCCCTGTTGCGGAAGACGAATCTGCCGCAATAGGGACTCCATATAATGACGACGGTTCTACTGTCGTTGCACCGTCTATTGGTGGTGCATATTATGGAGTTTACATGGATATCGATGGTGCTGTTAAAAGCGATATTGCGGCAATCACGCAGTATCGCCAATTGGCATTGTATCCAGAGGTCGATATTGCGATTCAGGATATTGTGAATGAAGCAATTCCTCATGAAAATGATTCTCCACAAATTGATGTCATCTTGGATGATTTGGATATTTCAGATAATCTAAAGATGAAGATTGAAGACGAATTTAAAATAGTTCTCTCCAAACTAAAATATACATCAATGTCGTCTGATATTTTCAGACGTTGGTATGTCGACGGCAGATTGTTTTTTCAGATCATTGTTGATAAGGTAAATCCATCAAGAGGAATATTAGAACTGCGTCCTCTTGAAGCAACCAAAATTCGTAAAGTAAAAGAAGTTATTCGTGAAAAAACTCCAATGGGTGTCGATGCAGTTAAAGATGTGGTCGAGTACTACGTGTATAACGAAGCGGGATTTGGTGCATTGTCATCAACAGTTTCTACCAACACAAGCACGTCAGCATCTGTGCAAGGAATTAAAATTAGTCCAGACTCTATTATCTATGTTCCGTCTGGTTACTTTGATACACAAAATCAGAATGGTAATTGTCTATCCTATATCCATAAAGCAATTCGACCCATCAACCAATTAAGGATGCTTGAAGATGCTACTGTTGTTTACACTATTGCTCGTGCTCCTGAACGTAGAATATTTTATGTTGATGTTGGTAATCTACCAAAACTTAAAGCAGAACAGTATGTAAAAGATTTGATGAACCGTTACAGAAACAAAATGGTTTATGACGCAAAGACTGGTGAAGTTAGAGATGACAAGAAATACATGAGCATGTTGGAAGATTTCTGGATGCCCCGTCGTGATGGTGGTAAGGGAACAGAAATTACTACATTGCCAGGCGCACAGAATCTTCAAGGTCAAATCGACGTGTTACAACAGTTCCAAGAAAAAATGTACATGTCATTGAATGTTCCTATCTCAAGAATCAAACCAGAAACTGGTTTCTCATTGGGACGTGGTAATGAAATCACACGAGATGAATTGAAATTCCAAAAGTTCATCGAGAAACTTCGTCGCAAGTTCTCTGTTCTTTTTTATGAGTCACTGAAAATACAGTTGATCCTCAAAGGAATTATAAATAATGAAGAGTGGGAAGAAATCATTGAAAAGTTGCGTTTCAGGTATCAACGTGACAACTATTTTTCTGAGTTAAAGAATCAAGATATTTGGAATTCTCGATTCATGACGTTGCAAAGTGCGAACCAATATGCAGGTATCTATTTCAGTAAGAGATGGATTCAACAGAACGTGTTGCAAATGACAGAAGAAGATATAGCACAAATGGAAGTTGAAATTGATGAAGAGCAGGATGACGAAACAGCAACAATATGGGGTCAGATGCAATTGAGTCAACCACCAATGCCACCAGGAATGATGGGTGGTGATCCGTCAATGGGTGGGCAAGACCCATCTATGATGGGGCAAGATCCATTTGCAGCACAGGAACAAGGACAAGTACCACCAGAAGAAGATGATGAGTCACAACAACCAAACCAAAAGTTTTAAGGACAGATTATGACATTCAAAGAAAATATAGAACAGATGATGGGAGCAATTGCTAACAAAGATACAGACACTGCTACCAATATCTTTCAATCAATCATTAGTCAGAAGGTTGCTGACCGTCTTGAAGATGAGAAGGTTGGTTTGTCATATCAATATTTCAACGGGTTTAAAGAAGGCGCATTGGAAGAACAATAATGGAAATAAGAGAACTTATAGAACAGATGATGAGTGCAGTTGCTAGTAAAGATATGGATGCTGCAACAGAGGCATTCCAATCTATTATTAGTCAAAAAATTGCTGACCGTCTTGAATCTGAAAAATCATCAATGGATTATTTCAAAGAAGATGTTTTAGATGAATCTAGATTTACTCGTAGAAGTAAAGGCAACAGAAAAATTGCTCATGGTCAAAGATTTTCTGCTGGTTCGTCTGCAAGAAAAAAGACCCCAACAGGGTTGTCGACATTAAGAGCAAGTCCAACCAAAGGAAGAAAGACTAGAAACTATTCTTCAGAATCGACAGCAAGAGCAGTTATTGCTGCAATGTATCCTAGTGTAGCAAAATCATAAGACGAGGTATTAAATGAGTTCAAGAAAAGTATATCCAATAACAAGAACCATCACCGTTAAATCGCAGTCATGGTTAGCAGATGTTCTCACCATTGAAACTGTTGCAGCACATGGTTTGGTTGCTACTGATGTTGTGACTTTCATGAATCAAGAATTTCCAGAGCAGTTTTCTGGTGCGATTACTACAGTAGCAGACACCACACACTTTACTGTTGCATGCACAAATTCAAAGATCAGAGTTCCATATCAAATTCAAACCAACATTTTTAATGCTACTGCAACAGGCGAACAAGAGGCATTTACATGGGGTTGGGGTTCATATCCATCAGGTGCGGTGCAAGTTGTTACCAATGGCACAGGAACTGTTACCGCAAAAATTCAAGCATCATTGGATGGTGTAAATTGGGTTGATGCTGGATCACCTGCATCTGCTGCACTTACTGCTGGTCAATCTGCAATTTTCGATATTACCAAACCATACATTTATGGTCGTCTGAACTTTACTGTTGCAGTTGGTGGTGCATTAGGAAAAGTAACCGCATTCAGAACTGTATTTTAAGGAAGCAATCATGAAACTACTATCAGAATTTGTCGATCAAGAAATCGAATGTTTAGTTGAGAACACTCAACAAGGCAAAAAATATTACGTTGAGGGAAGATGGGCAACTGCTGGCGAACCAAATCGCAATGGTCGCGTATATCCAAATGACGTTATGGAATCTGCATTGGCGAAATATGGTACAGAGTACATTTCACAAAAACGTGCTATGGGTGAATTGAATCATCCACAAGGTCCAGGCATCAACCTTGATCGTGTGTCGCACGTTATCGAAAATCTTAAGATGGAAGGCAATTATGTAAATGGTCGTGCAAAGATCATGGAAACCCCTATGGGTATTATTGCCAAGAGTCTTATCGATGAGGGAATCAAACTAGGAGTTTCTACTCGTGGTTTAGGTTCAATTGAATCAAGGAACGGTCAGAATTTTGTTAAGAATGATTTTTTCATTTCTGCAATTGATCTAGTGAGTGATCCTAGTGGTCCAGGATGTTGGGTGAATGGCATCATGGAGTCTGTAGATTACAAAATGCTTGAAGATGGTCGCATCATTGAAATGACTATTGATAAAGCGAAAAAACGTATTGATGAATCAAAGTTCATCAAAGAGTTCGCTCGTTTGATGGAAGATTTAAAGAGATAAGCAATACAACAAAAATATTATTGATGGATTCTAATGTGAGGGTCAAAAACCCAAATTTTATAAATATTATCAAAGATAAACAAGGAGTCACAACATGACCTTAGAACAACGTATTAAAGCACTGATGGAAGCGCAGCAAGACAGTGGCGAACTTTTGTCAGAAGAATCCATCGAAGAATTATCAGAGAAGAAAAAGGAAACCATTGAAACCCCAGGTGGTTCAACTATCACTGATGAAGATGACGGCAAGGATGGCGACACAGAGGAAGAAATGAAAGAACCTTCTGATGATGAAGATCATTCTGAACCCGATGGTGACGAAGATGGCGAAGACGACGACAATGACGGTGACGGCAAAACCGATTACTTCAAAGACAGTGGCAAAGAAGGTGACAAGAATAAAGCCGAAGTTAAAGAAGGCACAGACCCATTTGGTAAGTTAGTTGCTAATGGTGGTGATTCTTCTGGTGATGCTGGCAAGACTTCAAAACTTAAAGTCGGTCTCTCACGTAAAGAAGGTGCTGCTGGTAAATTACCTGCACCACCAACATCAGGATCACAAGATGACAATGGCGACAATGCTCGTTTGAAGTCGGGTCTTGGTAAGAAAGAATCTGGTGGCAAGGTTGCTAATGGTGGTCCTTCAGCAGGTGGTTCAGAGAATCCTGATTCATCACGCAACAATGCAGGTACAGATTTACAAAAAGGTGCAGACAAGAATCCAGTTGGTGTTAAGGAACACATGGAAGCATTGTTTAATGGTGAAGAACTTTCAGAAGAGTTCCAATCCAAAGCAGCAACAATTTTTGAAGCAGCAGTTGAATCAGTTGCAGCAGCAAGAATTGAAGCACTAGAAGAAGAATATGCTCAAGAAGTTATCAAACTTCAAG